GAAAATGGTTACGGTAAACGTACGCCGGTTAGTGAATACCGTACTATTGGTCGTGGCGGTCAAGGGGTTATTGCTATTCAAACAAGCGAGCGTAATGGTGCAGTTATTGGCGCGAAGCAAGTATTTTCAGATGATGAGATTATGTTGATCAGTAATCGTGGCACATTAGTGCGTACACGTCCGCGCACTTCGGGGTCGTTGTTATTCAGCACGATGCCCCACATGAGACCATAGATCCGACGGCCTTTGGTTCCCGCTGCTGTTTGGTCTTCTGGAAAGGCCACACTACTTCCTTGTTCGTCGACGAGATGATGCACTAAAGGTGTTAGGCCCCAATTTGCTTTTGTTCTTTCGTTTGCTCTTCTTTTTCTTTTTCAGTGAGCCGTAGTAGCTCACAGCTACCCCGAACTTTCCAGTTTCCGGATCGACGGTGAACTTAAACCGCCGTTGGCCGCCCCCTCCACCAGTTGTTTTGGCTCGGAGTGACATCTTAGTGGTGTATCCGGAAGTGTCGAATATGTGCCTGCAGCCTCTGCAGTACCACCGGCCGTCAATGAATGGCCCAAAGTTGCCGAGCTGCAATGACACGCCACGAAGCACCTTTGGATTACCCACCAACGTCAGGTTCAACTTCCACCGATTTCGAATTTGAACGGCTAGCCGGGCTCCTGCTCTCTCTTTAGCTTTATCCGAAATAGCGGCCACGACGTCTGTCGGGTTTACAGAGGGCCGAGCCAGAGCTTCGGCCAAGGAAGGTCGAGCGACACCGAATCTGTTGTTCTCGGCGTCGTATGTGAACACGCGCCGCAACCTGGCGTTATGCGCCCGCCCCTGCACTTTACTCATGTTTATTCGGTAGTCACCTTCAACAGCGAAGTCCAGCAAGTCTGGCCCTTTGAAGTACTCTATTTCTTCCGTGTGTGCGCCCTTCCAACCCGGGCTGTGCCAGTGAAACTCACCATTGCGTCGATAAGTCACAAAGCCTCGTTCGTGGGCAGCATCGCGTAGGAAGTGCTCGAGGGTGTCATCCTCCGAGATACTGATTTCGTCAATGTTGCGCTCTCGTTGCCCATGTGCGTCAACGTCGTACTCCACGAATATTTTGTCCTCTTTGTACCCTGCACTCCTGGCGATCTGCGCGACCACCTTTGACATGGTTGTGTTACGCCAAACGCCGATGTCGCCTTCGGTCCGCCAGTGCAATTTGGTGTTATGTACGACGCCCTCCATCTGCACCACGCCCGTGGCGTTTGGTGCCGGTGAACGCGTTTGCGGACTGCGAACCATACCGCCTTTTATTTTACGGATGACGACATCAAAAGCCCTCGAACGCAATCCGTCATAGCCGAAGGTGACGCGAACTTTCAGGCCGAGAAGGAGTACTGCAACATTCACAATGCGACCGTCGGTGTTGTCGAAGTCCATGATGGCATGCGGACGCTTTCTAGGCTCATCGATGTACTCAAACTTCATCAGACGCAAAGCTAGTTGCGCAGCAGTCATGCCGGCCGGCGCCTGCAATATTTTAAAGTGCACGCGAGGGTTGAGAGTGTCGTAGCCTTCAAGACTCATTACAGTGTCGCCAGTGATTCATCAGGAAGACCTTCCAATTCTTCCTGCATAACACGAATGGGAGGTATGAGCACAATCGTGCCGGCTGCTAACACTAGTGTCGGATCAAGAACTGGTTCAGGTTGAAAGTCAGCCAGCGCCCACCATAAATTGACTTCAGCACTTAGCGCGCGACCATAGTACTGGTGCGCAAGGCTGTGCCATGTGTCCCCTTCTCTAACTGTGTGGGGTATCACGTCGTCCAAATCTTCAAAGAAGAAACGCTCGCGAGGACCGAGGTAGACGCGACTCTGCGAGTCGACAAACAAGTCGGAGAGGACATATCGGCTATCTTCAAAGATCATCAGTCGACTGGTCCTAGCGGTCTCGCGTGGCGAGTTCCATCAATTCAGAGGACAAAGCGTCAGCGGCGGGACCTCGCAAGCCTGAACCGTCATCCGAGGAGCCAGTACCAAGCACATTTCTCAGCCGCTCTGCGACAGCTTTGTTGACCTTCAATAGCTGTTTAGTCAAGGCCACGTGTGTCTGCGTGTCTGCAGCCATTGATGACAATTCGTTTCCACTCTTTCCGCCTGCACCGCCTTTACCGGGCTTAGTAGTGGCACCGCCAGGCTTCACCAAAGCAGGTCCTGCCTTGCGTAGCTTTGCGTCGATTTGCGACTGCTTTAGTTCTTTACGCGCGTAAGTGTCTAGCAGAGCGCCGTAACCCCCCGCCTCCGTCTTGCGCACCATGTCTGTGCTTTTTTGCAGGTTGCTTTGTGCCAACGTTTGTTTATCGAGCGCCTTGGCACTGGCAAGCGCCAACTCGCGATTCTTGGCGTAGCTGCGTTGCAGTTCTTTGTTCGACTTCATATCAGCGCCGATGCCGATATGACCGTGCTCCGCCAATGCAATGCGAGCTCGCAGCTCTTCCTCGGTCTTGTAAACCTGCTTTGTAGAGACGACAAGCTGTTTGTCCAGTGCTTTTTTGAAGCCGTCTGTGCCGATACCGAGAGCGATCAATGTGCGCGCCATGCGATCTGACTTCGTGCGAAAACGATCGACCTCAGTCGCTGCCATCTTTGTCGCTTCGGCTGCCTTCTTGGTGTCATGCGAAGTGGCCTTCGTCAACTCGCCTAAAAACGTTATAGCGTTTTGGCTCTTCTTGACCTCTTCAGGCGTCGCCGCGTCGCGAGCAGTAAACACCTGCCTAACATCAGCAACACGTTCACGCATCAGTGCGGCGCCCTTAGCATTTACTGCGCCGGAACTGATCAACTTTTCCACCTCTTTCGAGAAGAACTGAAGCGCTTTATGCGGCAGCATCGGCAACTTGGACTGAATGACTTGCTTCCAGTTCTTCACGGCCCCTTCGAAACCTGAAATGGTGTTACCCAGTTTCGAAGTAACCCGCATTTGGTCCATGATGGCTTGCTTGTGCTTAGCCGCCGCAGATTGCAATTTCTTTGTGTCGCTCTTTGCTGTGTCAGACGATATGCCTAACAACTTTTTGGCACCTTTGTACAACCAACTAAGACCGTCAACTAGTAGCCAAATCAAACCAATAGGGCCTAGCACTGATCGCCACATCGCTTTGGCAGTCAAACCCAAGGCCTGTAGTGTGCCTCGTGCTATGCCTGCCGATCTGATCAACGCCACGTAGCCAACCACCGCCGACTTGGCGCTAGTTATAGTGCCTGCCATGGCTCCATTGGTCAACAAAACCTGATTGCGTAACATGCCAATGGCATTTGACGCAATCGCCGTCACACCAATCCACACCAGCTTCGCTGCGTAGAATGCGCCAAGTATGCCACCGCCGATAACCAAAACTCTGACCAGGCCACGCAAGATCCACGACAGCGGGCCGAGCTCCGTGAACAGATAAGTTACGGCGTCTACAGCGTGCAACAAATGCGTGACTAGCGGACCAAGACCAGCCACGGCCGCATCAAACATGCTACCTCGAACTTTGATCCAGGCGTCATTCAGCAACAGCAGTTGCCCTTGCGTGGTTTTCATCACGTCTTGTGTTATTTGATGCAGCAGTCCACCAGACTTCGCCATAGCCTCGTTTATTACCTTGAATGCGTCAGCACCGCGTAGGACGCCGGTCCCCATGCCTTTGAAGCCTTTGTTCAGTTGCTGCACACCTGAGATAAATGTTTTTGCTGCGCGTGCGCCAAACACTTGTGTCACTTGTGCGACAAAGGCGGGCCAATTATTTGCGTTGAGCTTTGCGGCGTTAGCCAAGTCAATCATGACTCTCTGCATTGACTTGAAACCGCCCTCGCTGGACACTATGATGCCGAATTGCTCTCGCAACCTTCCAGCTACTTCAGGGTTTGCAAGACGCTGCACACCACGGATTAAACCAGTGGTGGTAGCAGAAGCACTGTCGAAACCGCGTGTGACCAGGGCGAACACAGGCGCAATGTCTTCGAAATTGCTTTTAGAGATACCGGAGACAACACCTAGCTTTTTGAAACCCTCGGCCAGATCTGCAGCCTGAACACCTGTTACACGCTGAATGGCGACAAGCTTATCCAACTTGCCGGCAGCCTCTTCGGCGCTAATGCCGAAGCCTTTTACAAGCCGCGACAGCAATTTAGTCGAACCGGCGACATCACCTTTCATAAAGGTGTGGGCAAAAGATAATGTAGGAATCAACGATTCGCTGGCTGCCTTGGTATCACGTATCGCTAGGTTCAACCCTTGCAACGCCTGCACTGCTTCTACCGGCGTAAATGGGGTGATGCCGGCAGCCTCGTTTGCGGCTGCCTTGAATTTGTCGATGGCATCTCCACTTGCACCAGTGGCTGCTTCCAAGTTGGCCATGGCTTGTTGCATGTCGACGGCAGGGCCGAGCAGAGTACCCACCGCTCGAGCGGCATGCTTGGCGACGATCAGTGCGTTGTAGGCGCCAGCGAGTTGGGAGATAGCCGACTTCGAACGGTCGGCCATGCGTTGAGTGCTATCACCAATGCTTTTATTGGCGTTGTTGACTTGAGCCGCAACTGGCGTGTACTTGTCCAACCCCGTAAAGGTGAAGGTCATGGAGTAGCCAACATTGCGGGGCACAGGGCACCTCTACGTTATCTGTGTTGATCGGCCTCTCGGCTTTTCAGATCTTCCAGTTTGTCGGCAAGTGCGTTCCGCCGACCTACCGGCATCTCGAGCACGTCTCCCCAACTGATGTTCAACGACGACAGATTAGGCGACTGCACGCACATCGCAAACATCAAGTCTAACCAATCCTCTTCCTTTTCGACTTCGCAAAGCGCTTTCGGCTCGAAAAGAAGCCCTCTTCGAAAGGGAGCATTATGTTCATCACAGTCTGACAGCTCGGGCAGTCGATATCGAAGAGCATCTCGATGCCGCCCTCCAAGTTATCAGTGAGGTCCCACAGCTTATCGGCCGTGAGGCGCTCGAGGTCTTCGACCAACGGCAGCAAGAGCTCCCACTCTGTCTGCCCTTGCATCTGCACGATACGACGCGTGAGTGTGTACGTGAGGACCTTGTTGGACTCAGCGCCATCCAAGGTTGCAAAGAAGCGCTCGTCCTCTCCGCGCAGCACGCGGCACAGCACTTCCATGCCGTCGACTTGCATTGGCACAGCGTCGCCGGTGCGCAGTGAGCTGATACCCTCTTCGCTCATCTCGAATACGTCGAGAGAGTTCAGGTCGACACCCCAAGCGAAGTGCTTTGCGCACTTGTTGCATGTGACCTTGAACTCGTAATCCGAACCGAAGGTGCTGACGCGCAGCTTGATGAGAAGGTAGTTGCGGTCTGCTGACGCGATCCTGTCCCAGTCGATGGGGGTGTCTGAATTGATGAAAGAGTACGGACCGGCGTCGAGCGTTTGCTCCCAACATGACGTCAAAAGCTTAGTGATCAATCCTCCAGACCGCGCAAGCTTGCGGTCGGCGAACAGCTCCTCGTCTTTGACCTTCATTCCACGGAGAACACCGTGCAGCCCGGACGGGCATTTGACCTCGAGAGACATATTTTTCCTCACTATACCTGTTGGGGCGGAGCTGTGCTCCCACCCGACGCGTCATGCGTCTACTTTACTTTGGAGAAGTGGTCGAACGTCAGTGTGAGCGATTCGATAACCACCTCGTCTGCCGTATTGTCCCAGTCACCCGCCATGTACTTCTGCACCCATGCATTGGTGACGCGCCAAATGCGCGGCGAACCGGCGACTAGACCATCTCGATCGAGTTGAATGATTTTTACATCCTTCATGTACGTCGGAGTTTGTAGGCCGAAACCTCGTGTGGGAAATGTGCCGACTGTTGCGTTGGCGACTTGCAACATCCACTCGTAGAACTTCAACGAGCTGGATGTACCACGTTCCAGCGTCACGTCGGCGAAGGACACTCGCCCTGGTACTTTCCAGGGGATCATGGAGCCGCCCTCGTAGTACTCGATCTTTGCTATCTCGGTGGAGAGCTCAGAGCATTTCTGAAAGCCGGCGCTCCAGCCACCGGGAATTTGCACCAGAAACTGGTGCTTGGGGTGCAACTCGCGCTGGCCGCCCAAGAGTTTGACATCTGCCATTTTGATCCTCCCTAAATGATCGACTTACTTACGTCGACTGCGAGGTTACCTGTCTAGCCCAAGAGCTCTTCGTTGAGCGCGCGAGTGTCTTTGGTTACCTTGATGATGACGAACTCTGCCGGTGTGTTGGTTGCCATACCTACACGTAGCACCAGCTTTCCTGCCCGAATGACGGATGGCGGATTCAAAGCGTCGGACACGTCCACGAAGAACGCAGTGGCGGGGTCGTTGGACGCAAACGCACCTTTATCCATCCAACTTCGGAGCTCGGCGTAAACCGTCGTCTCCACATCCTCGCGCAACTGCTCCGTATTGTTTTTGTGCCGCACCCACTGCAGGCCGTCACTCAAGAGCCGCTCGATATGCGAGACGCCACGACGTTCGCCGACACTTGGGAAGTTGCCGTCACCTTTCAGCGTGCGCGCACCGTCCACGAAGTAGCCGTAGCGCTTGAGATAGGAGATGGGGTTGATGCGTTGCGGAAACACCAAGTCGCGCTTCGCCTCCAATTTGACTTCATCCATGCCTACGCCGATGAGACCAGAAGGCTTGCCTTCCTCGACACCGGCAGGTTGCACGAATGGACCTGCTTGCTCATTGGCATCGTTGCGGGCCATGATACCGGCAACGTAGCCGCACGGTGCGACGGTGATGTCCGCACCGGTACCGAAAATCGAAACCGACGGATTGACGATTTTGACCTGCGGCCAATACAACGCACCGAACTCGGGGTACGCTGTTGACGTGAGGGTGGACCGATACGTGAGCATCTGAGCCGCCGTCTGCCCGAGAGGGGGATCGAGCAGCGCGAACATGAAACCTTTGCGGTCGTCGCCGCAGTACGTCATCATGGCGTTCTGCACTGCTGCAGTGATTCTGTCGGGCGAGGCGAGCAATGTCGCATCGTCGGCCGTATCGAAGGCGTAGAGGCCTGTGGAGCCGGCCGGATCTCCGATGAAGTCGTTGTCGTCAAGACTCGTTAGGCCGTCATCGCCACCGACCACGGTGGCACCAGAAGTGTCCGCCGGTCGAATGACTGTCGGTGAGCCGGTGGCCGCATCATCACTGGCTACGAAGCGCAACGATCCGACGTCCGCGTTGTTGACGACTGTGAGAACGTAACGATCTGCCGTGTCATCCATCGTGACGTTGGCAAACGACTCGAGAACGGCCGTGCCGAGCAAGACCTGCAGGTTGAACTCGGAAGCAACGGCGCTACTGGCCGCCGTGACTTTGATCTTGAGAGCGTTGGCGTATGCGCCGTAGTACTTGGCCGTCATCGTCAACGTGTCCTGCGGTGCAGAATCGGAACCTTGGAACTCCGTTGTCGCGAGACCGAGAACTGCCTCCACCGTAGAACCGGCAGCGTCCACCTGAATGTACGCCGTCGAGCCAGTGTCTGTCGTTGCGAGCTTGATGAAGCCGCCGGCTTCTTCAGTGACAACCGTGCCGGCGACATCCGCCTCGACCACGGTCTCGATTTCAGCAGCGGTGACGGAGAGGATATCGGCGACGTCGCCGGTGCCTGCCGTGGCTGAACCGAACGTCAGACCGGAAGTGCCGACTCCGCAAAGCACGGTGCTGTTGGTGCCTTTGGTGTCTGAGGTGACTCGAACCTGTCCGCCTTGATCGACAACAAAACCGCCGTAGATCTGCGCGTTGATCTGGTTGATGACGGAGACCAACGTCGTCGTGACCCCAGAAAACGTTACGGTCTGTACGGCTCCACCGTCGAACTGGACGGTGATGTTGTTGCCGTTTTGATCAGCCACCGGGTAGGTCGTGGTGTCGTCCTGGTAGCCTGCCGCTGCGTCGAAGGTCGCGGTGAGCACACCACCCTGATCGATCTTGACGCCCAACGTATCGCCGGGAGCGAAGGCCCAAGGACCAGCTACGGCGCCCGTGACCTCGGCCGCTGTTGCTGCACCGCCGGTAGTTTGAAGGGTGACAGCGCCCTTGGCCGCTGTGGCCAATGTACCGGCGGAGACACTCGAGTAGTGTGCCGTGCGAGAGACGTAACACTGGTTGCCGCCGTTCAGGAAAAACGCTCGGACAGCCTGTGCTAGCTGGTAGGATGCCAGGTATCCTCCGTAGATTTCCTGGTACTCCTCGAAGGAAGTCAACAGCGTCCACGTGCCGATAGGGCCCATTTCTGCTATGCCCTGAATCGCCAGAACGGCGCTGGCCAGGGATGGAAACGAGCGGATAGTCGGGTCTTCTTCGCCGACGGTGATTTTGGAAGAAAGAAGCTCAGCCATTTTCGCCTCCAGGCCTGGTAGGGCAAACTCGCACTACACTATCACAGGGCAATTACTTCCACCAGACTCCCTGTAGTATTTTGCGCTTGTAGCTCTAGTGCCGCCGCTTTTTTAGTTCGCAAATATGGCGGCAAGTAGAGCACAGGGACACGGATCAATTCGAACGTCGCCGAGAACCCATGAGAGTTCGAGTTGCCGGCGGTTCTGGTTTTCGATGGGTCGGATGTCACAACGATCGGCAGTCTCAACGTCGAACCGGCCGGCACATCGCCAGCAATTATCAACCGCGAATTACTACGTAATATCTTGCGGGTTGCGGCCATCATAGTCAAGAATTCGCTGTAGTTGTCAGACGAACCTATCAGGGTGAATGTCACGGTGTGCATGATCGGGTGAGGCCAAATGTCGGCCTCATCGTCGACCAAGTCCTCCTCAACTTCCTCATTCTCCCAACCGTAGTCGTCCTCGCGCACCACCGGACCCACCAGATGCAACGTGGGCACATCGGCTTGGGCGATCACTATGCCGTCAGACGAGTAATCAGTGTGCGTGTTAACCCCTGATTTCAAGAGCATTTCTCTCTTGAACATCTGTATGACCATTCGTGCTATGCGCTCGAATGGGGAATCATGCGTCTTCGTCGGCGGCAGCAATGGCTGACGGACGTAAGTGTAGCTAGCCGCTAGTGTGGCTGTCTCGCCTGCGATAGGGTCGCCATTGTCGTCTAGATTGGTGACCGTGACGTCCACTGGTGGAAACGTCGTAGGTTGCAGGTCTCCGGTGTACATTGGGGGAGTGACCTCCAACGTAGTGGCGCTGATCACGTCGACATTGGTCGCTTCCACTCCATCGAATGTGACACGGACGAGTTGCGGATCGTCACCTCCGACGTATCCTGACACCGGCACTGCGTACAATCGAAAGTTGGTGCCGGCCAATTGAACGACACCTTCACCGCCAGCATCGCCACTGGACGGTGTAACAGAATCTAGAGTAGGTACAGCCATTTAGGACCACACTCCGTCACTGAGGCGTAGATGTTTCACCCAACTTTTGGTGAACCACATCGGCATGAACGTCAGCGACAAATTCCACGTGGTAGCCCAGACCGGTCTTGGTGGGACTACTACGTGGATCACCCTGCCAGTCAGCTTGTCAGGGTCGTCGTTGCGCTTGCCGCTACTTCTCTTTGGTGTGATTCTACCGTATAGCAGCAATAAATACGATAGCATGCGCTTGCTCATCGGTATGGAAGCTGTGAATCCGAACTCTTGCGCGATTGCGATGTCTTGCAGACTTTGTCCTTGCGGACCGAGAGCGCCAGAACGAATCTCTACTTTCTTCCTCGTCGGTCCCTCATTTCGCCACCAGATAGCGTTGGCGAGTGCGCCGGATTGATGCAACGGCATTGCGCCCTGGTAGGTGGGGACACCGAAGGGCGTCGAACTTCCTGGCCCGCCGGCCTGCTTACCAAACTTGCGCTTGAGCAGCGTGGCCGAAGCTAGATTTTTCCCTGTGAGCTTGCCCCCTCGAATGCTCGTCTTCAGGTTCGTCATCATCCTCTTGGCGAGCTCTCGCAGAGCAAAATCGACAGCTTGCTTATTGCGCGCTTGAATCTCCTTCAAGACGTTAGTCGCCTTCTGCAAGTCCCCACTGAGCGTAACCACCATCATGCAAGAACACGCTCTCGCTCGTGCAAAAACGCCAGGTAAAGGTCGTGCCCCGCGTCGCCGAAGCCGGCCGAGGCCGGACTGATCTCGAAGATGTAGAGCCCCGGTGCCTTGAATGGAATCGTCGACTTGCCAGGGTTGCTGCGTGCCTCGAGACGCTCCACGCGATCATTTACCTTCAACAGGGGTGCACCGGTGTAAGTGTCGATAAGTTTCATGAGCGTCAGGTCTTGCCGATGCAGCACTAGCTGAATGTGTGAACTCGGCATGTCGCCTGAAAAACGCTGGCGCAACTCCTCGAGCTTCACTGGCTCAAATTGGCAAGGCACCCTGATGGGCGGCAGCTCGATGCGTGCTGTCTCGCGAACCGTAACGCCGCCCGCACGATCGTCGGCGTAGACTACCGGTTCCTGAAAGTCGTCGTCGTAGCCTGTCGTCTGGCCTGCGAAGGGCGCAGCATCGTCGGTGGATGCCGGACTCAGTCGATGAATGACTGCCAAAGAGACGTTGAGCAGCAATGGGACGCTGAACATTTTATCACCCCGCTGACCCTACGTGCGTAGGCCTGAAGTAATCCAAGAGGATGTTATCGAGGCGTGCGTCACCTGTCATCGTCGCGGAGCTCGACGCTGACGTATCAAATGCGATCTGTTGATCGCGAGTCTTGGCCATTTTCACGCGGCCAGGATTCTGTAGGAACGGGTCGGAGCCTAAGGGGTCGACCAGTTGACGATAGGCAAGCACTGTCACCACGTCGACGATGGGCAACGGCGTCATACCGAATGGGCCGCCATCGGGATCGGTGTAACCGAAGGCCCCCGTGATGCGGATGTTCTTCACCCCTGAGGGGAACCTTGACGGCGCAATACCTTCTGCTGGATTTCCTACCTGAGAGAACTGGATTTTTGGGTTGTCGCGATCGTCCGGCGTGAGCAAATTGGCTAGATGCCGGTTGAACACTTTGACGCTTTCGGTGCTCAAGTCGTAGGACTGGAGTTCACCGACGACGACACCTGCCGATTCGATAGTCAATGCGCTGACACCGATGATGGGCTGGTCGATCCAGATCATCGAGGAATCGGGTCTCACGCTGTGCAGGACGTCCATGTGGATTGGCGAGAAGAAACGCCCCGTCAACCGGTCTACCTCGCGCGAAGCTGCGTGAAGGGCCTGCTGGCGCGTGTGAATGGGGTACGCCGTGAGCGATTCGACGTCAGACCCGACATAACTCTTGTAACTTGCACTGACACGAAAGTACGCAGGGTCAAGAACCTCGAAACGATATGACGCCGTGTACTCGGTACCGCCATCGGTTGGAGTGTAAAACCAGACCATCTCGTGGGCGCCAAGATCGAAAGCCGACGTATCCACCGGCGCGATGTAGTAACCATCGCTTACCTTGTGACCGCCAGCGGAGCAGAGCGTCATCGTCGACGTGCCCGAGTCGACCTCAGCAACTACTCCTACCTTGTAGACCTCATAGCGCAGTGCGAAGACGTCGGTGAGAATGCCCTCAACCTGGTAGAAGAAAGGCAAAAGTGGAATATCGCAGGAGGTCGTGATGCCTTTGACGACGCCGTTCATTACCGCTCACGTGTCCCCGTCTGTCGAGTGGTCTTCTTCAGCCGCCGAACGCAGTCAGCGAAGCGCGCGCAGTCGGAGTTGATGTACTCCACAGCGCATTTATCTACGGCCGCATCCTCGGTTTTGAACACGAAGCGAAAACGAGGAGGGCCGCGATGACCCCCCTCTTTGATCATGTCGGCAATCGCCAATTCTTTGAGCAAGCAAAATGCGGCGAAGTCCAAGTCGTAGACTTCAACAAGGCCCCCAGGGAGGGCCTTATAGGCCAATGTTTTGCTTAACGAACGTCGCGACTCGGACTGGCCTGCGCTCACACGTCCGTGGCCGTTACCCCTCTGTTGCATTCGGCGTCGGAATGGACGGCAGAGACTCCGTCGTGAGGGCGCCACCTTCACCGACATTCGATGGTGGCAGAGCTGCTGCCCGACCGGCTGGTGGCGGATCTGCTTGCGCGTCAGCTGGTCGAATGTCACGAGTCTGCGCCAACGATGAAGATTGCGGCAGGGCGACAGTCGAAGTGGTGACGCCGAGCATGGCCATGTACTTCTCGCGGTCTTGCTGCTCGATGACGGCTTTTTCTTCAGGGGTGACGATCTCGAACAGCATTCGCGACCGAACGTCGTACTGGTCTTGCTTCAGCACCTCGAGCTCGGCTTTTTGTGCTGCCGTGATCGTGTACCACGTCGGACGTCTGCCGCCGGTGAACTTTTGACCACGAAGGGAGTAAGTCTCGACGAAGTAGCCGAGATTGTGTGCCACTGGAAAGAGGCGCGCGCAAAATTCTTGTGCCATTTCTGTACCTCGCGTGTAATACGCCGATAAGGCTGATCACCGTCATGGCGCCAGCCTTATCGTGTGTTATTGGCAACTACAGTCGCTCACTTAGAAGTAAAGCACCAGTAGTTTGAAGGTGATGCCGTCCATCGCCGTCGCTGCGCCGACTTCAGCGTTGGCGCCGGCCGTGCCTTCGACCATGATCAAGGTGTCATTGGCCTTGTCGTAGATCGGCGTGTAGATCGACAAGCCGACCGGAACGACGGCCAAGATCGTCACGTTGCGCTGCAACAAGGTTCGAACGAGAGCTTGGAAACCCGTCGATCCGCCTGTCGGATACGCCGTGTCGCCGAGAAAGCTGATCTCTGCGGCAGCCAGAGGTGCCGATGCACCCTTGCGCTCGTCATTGGTGAGGGTCATTGTTCCGAGTGCCATTTGGTTCCTCCGAGTATTTCGCTATCTGCGGTCACGGCCTGAGGGGCATCCCCTCAGGCCATGCTGCAGACACAGATTAACGTTGCAACCTTAGAATGCTTACGCGCCCTTGAGGTTGATGGCCTTCACGACCGCTGCGGTCTCGGCGACTTTGACGTCGAAACGGGTTGTCACCACGATGATGACGGTGCCCGCCGAAATGTCTTCGGCGACCTTGACTTTGATGTCGCGCAGGATGCCCAAGTAGATGCTCTCGGGGTCGATGAAGAGCGCCTGCGTGTTGTCCGAGCCGTCCACCGGGAATTCCGGAACTTGCTCGACGGGGTAGTCGGAGTACTGCGTCTTGCCCTGGGTTTGGATCATGAGATCGCCCAGGCCAGTGGCGCGGTCGCCGAGTGAATCGCGGTAGTCGATGCGCGCCGCCCGATTGGTGTAGTACTTCAAGTTCGGGTTGTTGGCGAACTCGTCGGGCATGGTGCGCATCATGTCGCGCAGGATAGTTTTGGTCAACTTGGCCGAAGCCGCGTTGACGACATGGGTGGCGACCTGCTTTAGGATGCCATCCAGTTTTGCGAGGGTCGGATCGGCGGAGGCGGTGTCGCCTTGAATCGCGACGTACTCCATGTCGCGACCGATGGCTTTCGCCAAAGATTTCATCAGTGTGGTCTGGAAGGTGCCACGCTCGATCTGGTCTTCGAGGACTTCGTCCGACATGCGAACTTCGGCCTTGAAGAGTTGGGCGTCGAGCTCGAACATGCCGAGCGTCGGTGTAGCCCAGGAAGCATTGGGTAGCGGCGTCGATTCTTGGCCGCCACGCAACACGCGATTCGCGAAACGCATCTTGTCGCGTTCCTCTTTGAACGCCTTCATCGAGGTGACCGTGACGTCTTGCAACAGCACGGGCTCCTTGATCGCCAGCTGGATGAACTTGCTGGCTTGCTCGCTGTTGAGCAGACCCTTATTGGTGAAGTCTGCGACTTCCAGCTCCGCTTTGCGGAGGAGGGTTCGGTTATCTTGTGGCATCAGATTCCTCCTAAAGGCCTGCGTGCAGTACCGGAGTTTCCGGCAGGCAACAACGGCCTAGTGTTAACTAGCCGTTTGGGGCCTGTTCACGTTTCGCGACTTCCGCTTTGAAAGCGGGATCGTTGAAATTATCGGGGAACAACTCGTACTCCGACTGGCCGCCCTTGTCGCCTTCGCCTCCACCGGCTGCCGGTGGCGGTGTGATGCCGGCGGCTTTAGAGATAGCCGTCTGCATCTCATTCATCTGCGTTTTGAGCGCTTCGAACTTGGTTTTGAACGCATCGCTTGCGGGATCGGCGGACTTGGCGACGGTGGCCGGTGGAGTAGCCGGGACCGCAGGTGCGGCCGGAGCAGGTGCCGGCGCGGCCGAAGCCGTCTCGTGGGCGGCGACACGGCGCTCGAAGTCTCCGAGCCACTTGTCGGCCTGAAGGACCTGACCGAGATCGGTCATCGAGGGCGTTCCGCCATCGACTTGCTTGGCGATCACGGCGTCGATGAGCGTGCGGGTGTTGGCGAACTCGCGCAAGGCGACTGCATCGGCGAAGGTCGACTTGGCCACGCGATCGGAGAGGTTGAGGATACGCATCGCGGTGTTGGAGATGCTCTCCTGCAACGTCGTAGCGGCTTTCGCGGTGAACGTGGGCATTCGCTCCTGAAGAGCGGTTGCCAACTGAGCCAGAACACCGATTTCTTTTTTGCTTGCGTCTGAAGGATCGACACCGTCGACCATCTTGGCGACCGTGGCCGCGCGACCGGCGATGTCACGGAGCACTTCGATAGCGCCCTTGGCGATTTCGGCGTGCAGCGGCGACTCGGTCCCGAACACGTCGGGCAGACGCGGTGCAGTTTCGCTCTTGACGATGGCCATCTTGGTCACCATCGCGTCGAGCTGATCGGCGATGCCCTTTGCACTCGTGACTTCCGCCTTGGCGATACCGTCTTGGTCGTTCAACCGTCCGGCCAACTCGACGCAGCTGTCAGACACGGTCCGAAGGGCTGCGGCCAGGGCGCCATCCGCGTTTTTGTCGGTGGCGGCCGGTGCTGGGGTTGCTGTTGGATCGACGGGAGGTGCTGCTGCGGGGGGCGGCGCGGCGTTCTTTGCCGGATCGTCGGCTTCGCCGCCATTGACGGCGGTCTCGAGCATGGTCATCAACTCTTTGATCTTGACGGCCATCTCTTCTGCTGGCATGTCTTCGACGGCGGCCAACTCAGCGGCCAACTCGGCGACTTGCGTCAACGCGGCCTTGATGCCCCCTTCGGCCTTCTCGGCCAACTCGGCGGCAGCGGCTTGCGTCGCGGCCAGAGCTTCACTGGCATCGGCTTCCTCGCCCTTGGCGAGCTTGTCGCGAAACGCGGTGACAGCCGTTGTCAGTTTCGCCAAAGCCTCTTCGGCTTGAATGAGGTTGGCAGCTGCGGGAGTATTGAATCCGCCTCCAGCTGCTGGCGTGAGCGTTGGTCCTGGCATTCTATCCTCCTGCTTGACAACGACCCAACGGGTTTGGTTGGCCGCTCTATCGACAAGATCTACCTTTTCAGGCTCGATGTCACTTAGACGTCGCTTTTGACGGTGCGGAGCTAATCTATCGAACTCGCGTGGCATAGTCAATTGCTAATTTGGCAGCCCTGAGGGCTGGAAGTCAAGATAGTTCTTTGGGGATTCCCCGGAAACAAACTCAGCGAAGACGCTGTGCGATAGCTGATCCCTCTATGCTCCACCCCGTGAGCCTACCAGTCTTTACTGCGAGCCACAAGTCATCGTCAATAATTCTAGCAGCTAGCATCCATGTGCCCTGCTTGATTGCGACACCGTTGATGGTCTGGTCGACCTTGACGATGTAGTTCTCGAGGATTTTGATCTTGGTGTCGTCAAGCGAACTCTCGTGCATCAACCCAAGAGTGCGAGCGAATTCCATGAAGTATTCAGACGCTTTGCGGACTTCCTCGGCACTGTAGAAATCACCTTGAGAGTCCTCAACGTCCGGAATAAGTACCACACCAAGCACGTAACGTTCATCATCCGAGCTCTTAACGATCGACGACAAGCACGTGCCGCCTGGCCTACCGAACCGTTTCAGCAAACTGTCGCGAACTTCAGCCTCGCTGGTCACTGTCTCACCATCACGTAGCATGGCGGTAAGCTCACTGGCAGCGAAGGGCACTCGATCTACGAACTCGCTTCCGGCTTTCGCCAAGGACAGCAGACGTCGGCTGTCACTCTTAGATATGTCGTATAGAAGTTCGTGAATGGGTACCTCGATCGTAGCCGTACCGGTGGCCACCGCGTGCATGTCCGGCACTTCCGAGACGTGCGCTTTGCCTACGGGTACATATAGATGGTTGCCAACCTCCACGGTATCTGACCAGCCAGAGTCGGCTTCCACTGGCCCCACGGCGTAGCCGACAGCGTAGGAATCTTCCGCCAGCTTGTCGCAAGAACAAACGATGCCCACCATCTTGCGGATTTCTGAATTTTTGTCTTGACCGACTATATCTGTGTCTATATCCTCAAGGTCGGTGGGTGGGCGTTGGTGCCTACTACTGGTATCGCTCTTCTCAATCCCCTCGCACATTCCATCCATGTCGGGCTCGTCGCCGCAGATCAAACATCGCGGATGGCCGTTCTTGTGTGTGAATTCGGCAGCCTTGAACTTGTGTCGTTTGGCTGCTGCGGGGAGCTTCTTGTTTTCGCGGATCTTGGCGGTCTCGGCTTCGTACTCCTTGTTTTGTTTCTCGCTCAGCTTCTTGTTCACTGCCGTCTCGCCATAGCGCACGCCGACTGCCCCGCCGATGACTCGGCGGTGCTTGTTGATATCGAAGCCGTACTCCTTGCGCCAGGCATCCCAGTGCGTCTTGCAGAACCACGCACGTCCTCGACCGTCAGCCCAAACGCATTCGATCTCTGGTGCGCTTTGGCATTGCATGCAGCAGTCCCGCCGCTGGTCGCTCTTCTCGAGAAAACCGTGGGCGTTCTTGCCGAGCTTGGCCGGTAGGGTGTAGTTGGAGATCAAGTACGTCACGTACTGCTTGGTGCCACCATGGTGGCCTGCACCGGCTGCATGGGTGAACTTTCGCACCTGAAATCCAGAGCTGTCCGGCGACGGCACGTCGCAGGTGGCCAAGAACTTGCCCTTGATGGTCTTGAGTGTGCCCCAGAATCGATCGATGTCGAAGGCACTCTCACCTACTTCTTGATTCGCCTTGGCATACGGCGGGTCCAAGAAGAACAGGGTGTCTGGCCCGTCGTACTTGTCGATCACAGCCGCGTAGTCGGTCGAGCTGATGTGTACGCCCTGCAGGCGTGCTTGAGTTTTGTCGATACGATCGGGTATCGTCGACTTCGAACCCATGCGTGACGGGTCGACAGCTGTCTTGCGATGTCGATTGCGCATGAAGCCGAAGGTCGTCATGTACATGAACTTGTAGACGCGGTCGATGGGGTTGGCCGGATCGAGCTCGGCCAGTTTTTTGTACTGCTCCTTGCTCCCCACCCAGTTCATGCGCTTCAGGGCTGCATGCTGCTGAGGTGTCATGTCGCGGACGAACTGGAAGGCGTGCGCGACCTCGGCGTCCATGTCGTTGAGGACTTCCTCAGCGCCGGGCTCCTTGGCGTAAAACAGTGCAGCACCCCCAGCGAAGGGCTCCACGTAGCGCTTGTGCAGTGGGAATAGCGTGGATAGCGGCTTGGCGATGTTCGACTTGCCTGCCGTGGAGCCCCACAGCTGAGCTCCGACACGCTTCTCGACTGCGACCTCCGCGCTCTTCTCCGTTTCGACCTCCACCTCTGGCTGATAGAGGAAGTACTTCGCGACGACGCGCCGAAAAGCACCGTCAACGATCTTGATGTTGTCACGGGTGAAGAATTTGGACTTGACGAGCTCTTGTCGAACCCGCTTGCGCTCCTTCTCGCTATCAGCGAGCCAGTACCGCAGTTGCTTGGGCACGACGGCCTTCAATCCTGGCGGTAGTGCAGACCAGCCCTTGGGTGGGATCTTGCCGCGACGTACTGCCTTTGTCGTCAAGACGTACGGCATCAGGTCCTCGGCCATCAAGGCCACCCAGAAGCCACTGGCCGGTCGTCGTCCGGACTCTAAACGGGGGTCTCCACCTTCGACGTCCTTTTGCATGACCTTGCGGAATACAAGGCGACCACGGAATTTGGCGTCGCCTTCCAAGAAGTACTCGTGAAACAGCGGATGCGCGGTGCCGCGAGTCACCATTGGCTTCGCGACCACGAACATGTAGCCGGGCTTGTTGTGCGTCGCACCGACTTCACCTGGTTCGAACTCCACGTTGTGCGCTTTTAGCCACGGGTTGGGATGCGCAGGCTTGAGCGTGGTGAAAATCTTATGCGGCGCGAAGAACGACTTGTTCCACCCGCTGCCTTTAGCGTCGAACTTGCGTGCCAAGGCGAACGCCTCAGATTTACTGCTCAGCTCCGGTACCTTTCCGGCGGACTGGACGGCCATCGTGTAGCCGATCAGGTGCCCGTCCGATTTGAAACGGAAGTCAGCGTGCGCAGTCTTGCCTCGGAAATGAATCTGCAGTACGCCCTGTGTGGCTTTCTCAGTGCCGACGAACTTCAAGTGCGGTTGCGTTGCTGCCTTGTCGATACCGCATAAGAAGTGCTCACCTGTGGCTGCCATGTCGACGGCTGCTTCGACTTCCTCGCTTCTATTGGCGACAAGGTCATACACTGCAGCGACCGGGATGCCGGCCTCGCTCAGCTTCGGCAACGCATCCACGAAGGCCTTTGCCAGCGCCGACGCTTCAGGGTTCCCATCAAGCTCCGGTGGCAGATCTGGCAGTGCAGCAGCGATAGCCGTCAAGTCTGGTAGGGGCGCCCACTGTAGCTCCGGTTCTTCATCTCCAAACGTGGCGCCACGTTTTAGGAGAAGAGTCCGTGACGCCTTTTGCACATTTCTGGCGAGCTCGCGTTCGTCCTTTGACACCGATACTGACGGCGATGCAATAGTGCGACTCATTGCAATGTGCATGGCGGCCAAGTGTTGGTTGTCGAGCTGGTCGAGTTCTGTCGCTACCAGTGACCGCTCACCCAACCAGGGTCGACCGGCGCTTTTTATGATGTCGTGCGGTGATATAAGATCAAGGTCGACAACTGGGCTGTCGGCGAACACAGGTTTAGAGTCCGCCTTCTTGGTACTGGCCGCCTCCGGCAACTCGAAGGGGCGTGAGCCCTCTTGGAAGCGCGGCTCGAGCTTCAAAAAGGCTGCCAACCTTTTCGAGGCCAGTCGGGCGAGGTCAGCCAGGTAGGAGCGCGGTGGCAGAACTTTCTGCGCCATATCCATCTGGCGCAGCAGCTCCTCGGCGACGACGAACGAGTTGTAAGTCTCCGGCTGTTTGGGGCGTTTCACGGTGCCGGTCATTCCGATGACCTGCGAGTAGGCGTCATGGACCTGGCGACCGATCGGCGACAACTCGATGAGCAGATTCTCGTCCTCTTTAGGTGGTTGCATGAACTCGATGGTGTGCTCGACCAGAGGCTTGACGCGCTTCGAGAGCAACAGCGCTAGCTCTTGGATTCGATCAAAGGCCTCGACAGCCTCTTCATTCGCGGCCAGGTCGGCGAGTTCCGCCTTGCGGAGGCTGCGCTTGTAGTAGGTGTCGAGCACGCGCGGCACCGGTTCTGGAGGCTTGGTGGCGTCCTTGGCGATCGGTGTGTCGAACACTTCCAGCGCTTCGATCTTGTGCGAGAACAACCGACGCTTCTGCGGCCAAGCTTTCTTGCGTTCGTCATCGGGGATGCCATGCTCTGCCTTGCGCCGCCTGAACTCGGCGACGGGCATTGGCCGCCCTTTGGCCAACGTGAGCTTGCCGAACAAACTGGTGCCGTCCGACAGCAGCAGGGCGGATGCATCCAGCGCCAATCTATCAGGATTGACGACCAGCGTTTTCTTGCCGGCGCAGATTAAGTCGACGTACTTCTTCTCGAACGTAATGATGGATCCCTGCGGGACCACGACGGCTGGAGCCGGCGCCGAAGCTGGCAGATCGCTGAGGCTCGAGACAAGACTGCTAAGCCGCTTGATGGCGGCAGTCAGCTCAGACTTATTTGTGGGCATAGCTATGCATCCATTCCTTATGTCGGAGTCCAAATACTGGTTCTCATGGTGGCAGGATCGAAGGTCTGACCGTCTATCTCGCAGCGCAAGGCATGCGGCATCAGGTCGAGAGTCTTGTCGAGAGAGAAGCCCAGGTCACCCCGAGCTCGTCTGATCCATGTCTCGCACATCTTGAAGCGCTCCTGAAGGTCAGACTCCTTGACCCCACTCTGCGCCAACCTGCCGAATGGGTTGCGACGGAGGTCCTCGGCGAAACTGCGCATGATCGCCTTCTCAAGCGCCTTGTAAACTACAACCAAGTCCCGCTCATTTCGAATAAACGAACGGAAAGGCGTGGGATCGATATCCAACTTGGCGTCGGCCAACACATTGGCGATCGCCTTTTCGGTCTTCGGGTCTGTCTTGTCGTTCTTGTCGCTCATTTTCTGTACCTGTGGTGGTTGGTTTTAGGTTACTCGCCCAACGCTTTGTATGGCCTGCCGGCGCGCAGAAACGTCGAGTCGTCTCTGGTCGGCGGTCTTTGTGCGGCGACAGTGGGGGTCGGCGCTGGTTCGTCTTCATCCGCGTCATCGTCGTCCTTCGGTGGATCGTCCACTGGTGCATCTGGGTTGGAGCGGAGTTGCGCCAAGGTGAAGGGTAGCGGTTTACCGGTCCACTCTTCAGAGATGTCGACGAAGTTGCGGTTGAAGATGTCGGCGGCAATCTCTCGAGCTTCTCGTGGCAACAAGATTCCAGCCTTGACCAGGCGCTCCAACATCTCAGCGAGCTTGTCTGGATCGCGCACGACAGGCGCATTGGACCTATAGCGCCAGAAGGTGACGCCGAGCACCGGAAATAGTTGCCGATTGATCACATCGTCGAAGGTCTCGCGCTCAGGCTCGAATACCTGTTCCTCGGCGAAGCGTAATGCGATGAAAGCCGTAGCTCGATTGATCTTGGTGTCATCACCCCTGAGGATTCGAGGCAGGCGGAAGGAGTGCGCGACCTTCTCGGAGTTGCGCAAATCGTAGTTTTGAAAGAGGGAGTCTGACTGCTGCGCGTCTCGCAGTGGCACGAACTGCACCTTCGGCACTGACCTCGGACCTGACTCTCCGGCGCCCTTTTGGCCCTCAGCTTCCAACACGAGGATGCGATGGGTGCCCTTGCGCCCCTTGAGGTGCTCTTCGATGTACTCCTCGATCTTGGTGGCGACGCCTTTCCCGAAGCGACCGCCACTGCACAGGAGTGCAAGAGGGGGCACGACGTTATTGCGAAAGTAGTCGTAGTTGACCTCCTCGAGCTCACGGGTGCCAAGCACGCCTGGCAGGTTGGAGATCCAGCGCGGAATCCCATAAGGAGAGTTCGGCGTGAACAGCGCGAAGTGCAGAAGTTCTGATGCAGGCTTGGCGTCCGGCTCCTCGGCCATCAAGGCGGCGACATCGCGGTAGTAGGCACCGGTCGCGCGCGAGACGGTGCGTGGATCGCCGTATTCCTTGAAGAAAATTGGGTCGCGGCTCGTGTCGACCTGCACAAATCGGCGGAATCGGCGCCAGCGCTTGACTGTCGTCCATGTGATATCGGTGACCTGCACCCGCTCCTCAACCTGAATTGCTTCATCATCTTTGGCAAGTAGGCGGATGTTGATTGGTGGCGCATAGTAGACGTGGGCAACGTCGTCGAGTGCGTTGCGGATCACCTCCCACCAGGCGTTGCCGGTGACCTCGTAGTCCTGCCGCGTTCTACGGCGTAGCTCGGTGAAGCTCAAATCCGGACACACGAACGAGAAGAATGCCCGCAGGCGTGCGTGCTCGAGACGCGCCACCTTCTGGAGGTGGTCTTTGCGCTCTTTAACCTCCTCAGGAGTCGGTTCCTCGACGTCGGCCAGCGACGTGGCACCGGATTGCACCGCCATCATGCTCTCGTAGAGCATGGCGTCTGAAATCTGTTGGGTAGATTCCTTAGCCGTCAGGTCGACAATCGGAACGAAATGGTGGCCGAACGAGTCGATGTTCGTCTTGTAGGCATCGATGTTTGGTCTAAGTAGCGAAGATGACTCAAACAAATTGTACAGCATCTGGAAGTCGTACGGAGGGGTCATCGCCCCTGTAGGCATGGCGTCCTGAGATTGCGTCAAGAGCTCGATCAGGTTTGATCGAGCTCCGCCTCCACCCATTATTTCAGCCTTGACGAGTGCTACGGATTCGGTTTCTTCCACGCTAGTGTCTTGGCTCATATGTCGCAACCTTCTAGTACTCTCGCGAGCTGCTAGTATTTCCGGCTATCATAGATGGCATAGCCTCCGAGGTCAAACCAAAGAAGTGGCATTGTGTGGCGTAAAGTCCTATGATAAGTTGCCAAATACCCGGAGGTAAGTTATGGCCACAGTTCTTGCGAAGGTTGAGCGCTTGTGCGCAATTCACCAGGCCATAAAGGCCGGCAGCGACTTTGCTGGCCTGACACCGAAGGATGGTGGCCCCCTTGTCGCTCTTGTGCCGACGTTCGCCGATGATATCTTTGAGTTTGCTCCCGGACTAGAAGGCGGCCTCTTCGATCCGACCGACGACACGCTGTACGCATTCGAGCCGAAAGACGCACTTCGCGTCGTGGCGATAGAATTGGCACTCGGCGGTAATCAATCTACCTGGAAGGTTGAGCTAAAGGACATCAACGACAATCTGGTAGAATTGTTCTCCGGGACTACCGAAGTGTCGTTTGTCACCTCCGACACGACGCAGATTCATTTGCCCATACTGTGGGGATCGAAGATTTTGGTGACAACAACCGGTGGCGTCGACGCAATGACGGCGAAGCTCAAATTCGAGCCGCACGTTATCGGCCACTAGGTCACGGTGCAGTAGCAGGGTGCTAACTTGCCTGACACAGCCCACAGAACCAGCAACCCCTCTGCCGCCGACGAAAGGGCGTGTGGCGCATGTACGGTTTGTTGCTATATCGGGGGCGTCCCCGAGCTGACCAAGGCGGCCCACACCGGCTGCCCGCATCAGGGATCTGATGGCTGTCAAATATTTGGGAACGCTGAGCGTCCGCCCACATGCTGCGACTTCCAATGTTCTTGGTTGCGGGGTGTGGGTCTCCCGAAGGATCGTCCAGACCTGTCGGGCGTGATGTGCTCCGCTAACGAGCTCAATGGCGGCCACTGGGCCTTCGTGATCGAAGTGCGCGCTGACGCCGTCACAACAACCGGCCGAGACATGATCGAACGGCTGGTCGCCCTCAATGGAGTGCCCGTGATCGTCGTGGACTACGACTCAGTCCCACCGAATGACACAGGTGACAGGGTAGTGATCAAACCCGAGTTGGAGAAACGTGCCGAACGCCTTATGGGCGCATTTTTGGGCTACTTAGACGCAGAACACAGCATGGGCGTCTATGAGCTGGTGGTGGGTTGATAGCATGGCCGTGACCTTTCAAGGAACTCGCATTACTGACGCAGAGGCGTTGTCTCCTTCCACTCCCGTAGCTGGCGTCTGGGAAGATACCGCAGGGGGTGCGGCTGTTCTAGAGGGCGAGTTCTTCTACGAGGGTGCGCAGTCTGTCTCGGAAAAGGTCAAGACAAGCGAGACTGGGGTCTGCTTCATCCCTAACTCGGTCACCTACAACGTCGCAGGCGACACCTTCATCTTCAAGGCTCTGGCCACAACGCCCGGTGTTTTGCAGACTACCAGGGCGGCCGGCAATAAGATTGAAATCGGCAGTGGTGCCACAGCCGGAAGTGGTCAACCCACGCTTTACAATCAGTACTACCTTTACACTAAGTCCACCTACCCAGCTCCAGGTGGTTGGTTGTTTCCGCCGATCGACCTCAATGAGGCCGCTTACGTTGATGCATCACCGGGAGGTGCGGTCACGTTGAGTGCGGTCAATTATTGGGCGCATGTTGCCACCATGTCGGTCTCGTCGGCAAAGTCCGAGAACTTGGCGATGGATGCCATCGACTTTGTAACCACAGGGCAGGGCCTGCTCTGGGTGGGCACAGGCGGCAGCTTCGCTGACTTTGTGACGTTTGACGAAGGGACAACCGGCAATCGCTACGGCATCGCCACGACGAAGGACGACGTCATCTTCGTAGGGGCAATGCTGGCCATAGGTTCTGCTACCGCTACAACGTTCACTGCCAGCAACACGAAGCTCGTCTTTCCTTGGGCTCGCGTAGGTGAAGGCGCTCTCGGCATAAAGGTCGATCTCCAAAACGCCTCCACAGCGGTGACCTTGGACGTTTGTTCGTTCACCGGCAATGGCCACAGCGTCACCAAAAAATGGTTCGACACGGCACTGCAGACCAACGCGACCAGCGATCACATCACGATTCCAGGGCACGGCCTGAACACCGGCGACTACGTCACTTACTCCAGGGAGGGTGGCTCTCATGACATCGGTCCAGAACCGGGATCGTTTTGGGTGTTCGTCAACGACGCCGACACTTTTGGTCTGAGCACCTCTCGGACCAATGCCTTCGCTGGCACCATCGAAGCACTGACGGTTCCATCTGCACCCGGCGAGAACCAGAGCATCATACGAGATCCAGATAACCGCGCCGACTTCACGGTGACGGGTACGACCTCCACGGCAGGATTGGTCGCCACGGCGTGCATCTTCGAAGGTATCAGGGTCATGACCTTGACATCGAAGTGCACCATCTCCAAAGGTTTCGTGCAGAGCATCGGAAATGTCGTAGCTTCCACCGCTGCTTTGACTACCGTTTTGCTTTCCGACTTCACATTGGGGGAGGGCGAGTCGCTATTCACTCCTTTGGCTGCAATGAATGGGATTACCTACTGCTCTTTCGATGGGGGTGGGGGTCACGACTTTGGTCATGCAATGGAGATCACCGCCACAGGGTCAACGAATTCAGTAGGCAATAAGTTCACCAACTACTGGGCGCCTGCAGACCTTGGCTGGAATTTTCACACCCAGACGGGTGTGGCTTCCAACGTTATCACTACAAACGCCGCGCATGGATTCACATCGGGAGATGCTGTCTTCTACAACAAAGAAGGCGGAACCGATTCGATCAACTTGACTGATGCAACCAAATACTACGTCAACGTTGCGTCCGGCACGACGTTCACAGTGCACCTGACGAGAGCTGCAGGCGTAGCCGGTTCCAGCGCGATCACACTGGCTGACGGCTCGGGCGGAGAAATACATAGTTTCTACTCGTCCAAGGCAGCTGTTTTTAACGATACTGCCGGCGCCGTCACAATCAACGTGTCGGGTAGCGGTGACTCTCCTAGTGTACGTAACGGCACAGGCGCCTCTACCACTGTAGTAAACACAAAAACGCTAACCGTGACTTGCAAACTTGGCGCGGCGGCGGTCGCAGGTTTGCGCGTTCGTGTGGAGAACACTAGCACTGGCGCTGCAATTATGACGGGGACCACTAACGGCTCCGGCGTCGTGACCGATGCCACCTACAACTACACGGGCGACCTCGCAGTCACTGTGGTAGTCAGATTGAAGGGCTGGTCTAACTATCGAGCCTCCGACACGATAACCACAGACGGGTTGTCGCATGCCGCAGCGATGCGTGTTGACGAAAATGTGGATCTGCCATGAGTGCTAGAGATTGCCCCATTTGCAGTAAAGAAGATTGCATAAAAGAAGATCAGTGTCGGTTGTGTGGGGCAACACGAAAGATTAACCAGGTTTCCGGAAATCTAATGTGGGTGCGTGACGGGGAAATCCTGTCAATGCCCGAAGACGGGCGCCTTGCTTTTATCAAAATGGCTGAGCAACAGGGAATACCTGTTGCGGACTGGCCTGACGAGTACAAGGAGTAGATCATGAGTATCGCTAATGACTGGCTGTTCGACGACGTAAATCAGTGGATTTACCACGTGGATGGAATCATCTCGTACACCACGGGTACAGGCACTCAACCTGCTGTCGGCCAGTACGTCCGAGGTCAAACATCCGGAGCAGTCGGCAAAGTCATCGCGCGGACTGGCTCAGCGGCCACAGGGACGCTGACGCTGACCAACGTGGTTGGCAGATGGGTGAGTGGCGAGTCTGTTCTTCAGTTGTCGACGCTCGCCTTTGATTCCGTCACAGCGGGGAACGGCGGTTTCCAGGTTGGTGACACGTTGCAGGGTGCGACATCTTCAGCGACCATCGTGGTGTATGCAATCGAGTACAACCAGGAAACGTCAGGTGAGGGGATCATCTACGGCGAGCCTATGACGGGCGAGCCGTTCACGAATCCTGAGGTGCTCAACATTTTGCTTCCCACCGCACGAATTCAATCCGACGTTTGCGACACAAACGGCGTCGGCACTGATAACAGTGGAGTGTGGACAGGCGCCGCACTCGATACTGATCTAGTTGTTCCAGGAACGACTAACACCAACAACAGCGTCATCATTCACTACGATGCTGGCGGCCAGTTGATCCCTGCCGATGCACGGGTTACGGACAATGTGTCCGGAGCGGAAGGTCGCGTACAGAAAGTCTACGGTACTGCCACGGCAGGATCGTTGCGCTTGGTGGACTCCGATACCACAGGAGGCGCGTGGACGGATAACAACAACCTACGCATCTTGGATTGCGTGTACTACGACACTCTGGTCGCCGGTAAGGTCTTCTCGGTTGGCGATCATGTGCAGGGCTACAATGCCGGTCTCACGGGAGTTGCCGGTCGCGTGGTTGCAGTCATCGACGACGGGGATTCAACTGGCAAGTTGATCTTGGCGGATAAGATCGCCGGAGCATTCGCAGACGCTGACGAGTTGCACGTCGAACAGAGCGACAAGACTTGGGTGAAATACGCTGAAGTTGAGAATGCTCAAAACGCCTATCTGGATGCTGCTACGATCAACGTTCCGGCGGCTCTCGGTGGTGTACTCGATGAGCAACGCGTCAGCCAAGGCGGTATTTACCCCGCTGGCAGTCTCAACATCGTCCGCAGCTCCAGCCAATTCTACGGTTTGGTGCAGGACGTGGTTGATGAGCAGGGCTACTTGGACGATTTTGCTCCGCTTCGCGCCAACGTTAAAGACCAGTTGTACACGATCATCAACGGCTGGAAAATCCCCGACCTGTCGTTTCGCTTCCTTGAGAAAGGCGCGTGGCAGGATTCGAGTAAGAATAACATCTGGACCGGTATCCAGTCTGGTTCGACTCTTGCCCGCGTTGGAGATCACGGCTTCTTCTACGACAGCACCAATCCGACTCCTCAACCCAACCTCTACGTGGAGCAGGACGGTCGAGTGCTGGACAACTGGTGGATCGCAGGCCACATCGATGTCTTGGTCAAAAACAAGACCTCCACCGACGTGCGGTACATTCAACCTGCAGTTGCCACCCTGGGCCAGCTTATCGATGGCGGCAACGTCACTGTCCACGCCAAAGAGTATGGTACCACCTATTTCTGGGTGACTACCGGTCAGGTCGGTGGTCTAGCCGGTGTCGCATTCAACACCATCGTCGATCCTAACAACCTGACTGGTACGCATCGAATCACGTACACGGGTGTGGGCGCCTTTACTGTCGGTGAAGAGATCATCGGCGGGACCACGGGCGCGATCGGCATCGTGACCGCTGAAGACACAACCGGGGACACGCTCGACTACATCTTGAAAACGCCGGCCACTCAATTCGGCAGCGCCGAAACGATCACGGGACAGATCAGCGCGGCAACGGCGACCTTCAGTTCGGTTGCAAACCTGGTGGCCGGCTATGCTGACGACATCAAACTGCTCACGGTTGGCCGCAAGTTGGTGGAGTCAGTGGCAGCTTCAGCCGCTTTTGTTTACGGCGAAGTTTTGAACCAAGCCGTCTCAGCATGGTCCGGCTATTTCATGGGGCTAGACGCGGCAGGGGACATGTACGTCGAAGAGATTTCGGGCACGTTGGACACCAATCAGATCACCGGAGCCACCTCGGGATCGACATTCACGCCTGCCTCCAATGCAGATTCGACAACCGTGCCTTACAACCTGGGAGATGGTAGTGGTGCCGAGAATTATAACGCGCTGGTCGCCCCCAACATTCAGGACGATGCGACACCACTGGTCACGGTCTTGAACGTCTACGAATATGCCAAGTACCGCACCTCCTCCGAGATCACAACGTTGATTGGCGGGCCAGGCACCGCAGATGCCGGCCTTGCCGGTAATATCTTCCCTTCACTGGTGAGCACGTATCCGATCAACACGCAGGGTTGCCCTATTGCCAGCTTCTCTGGCGGCAAGGCAGCGTTTAGCCAAGGTTGGTTCATTATCAAGGAAGATCTGCTCGCAGCGGACATCCAAAACTTCACGGTGATCACCGCAGCAGGCAGCCCTCGAACACCGCCAAACTTGCAGTCGTTGGTCATGACCGACGCAAACACGGCGCTCCCGGGCCTCACTGGAGTACGCGTTGCGGCCTATCGATCGACGGGTGCCGGTCTGAAGACGATTCTTCGCACCGAGTTCCAGGTAGGCACAGTTGGAGGTATCTACAATGGCGCCAGCGATAGCGATATAGAGCTTGATGCGCAAACGCGAGCAGTGCCGATGCCATTGGATGTTCCAGATACGGGCGTGCTCCGCATCTTGGACCCCAACGGCACAGGCACGTACCTGAGCTTTGTGTACGATACTGTCGACCGGACTAACGGTCGTTTCCACCTTCAGCAAGGCATCGGCCAGAACACCATCGGTGATGTGACGGGCGCGGCGGACTTGGTCGCAACGTACAACGCCCATGTGGCCCTCATCGAAGGTGAAGCGTCTGCAGCATCGGCGTCAAATACTCTCCAGTACATCGGCGACTTCCCGATCTACTGGGTTGGTCGTCTCAAAGGTTGGTTGCCCGCTGATGGTACAGCGACGTTCGGTTCAACTGGAGCCAACATCGCGGCCAACTTGCAGGCCGACGAAAACGTTGACCTGCCGTAGCGTATGTCCGAAATTGCCGGAGCATTTGTCGATTGGGGCAGGAATCCAGACAGCAATGATCTGAGGATTCTTTGGGTTCCTGCACCAATCACAGAAGTTACGATTCAAGATATCCTAGACACCTGTCGCGCCATCTCCGACGACGTTGCAAATATAGACAAACGCAAACTGATTTTGCGTTCAGGAGGTGAGGAAGAACTGAGTAGCGGCGACTTCGTTGGACTCACAGTCACCGCCAATAACATGGCTGTCGCATTCGAGGCGCGACACAACATCAAACAAGTTGGGACAGTCACCACCGGCCATCCTGCTGGCACTGATCTATACGATGCATCTGCGCTCTTCCTCGCCAACGGCGTGACGCAAGGGATGCTGATTCGAAACCTGACTGACGGGTCAACTTGTGAAGTCTTGACTACCATCAGCGATACACTTCTTTACTGCACTGCGCTGTCTGGAGGAGTCGACAACGAATGGGGTTTAGGGGATAGCTACAAGATCAATGAAATAGTCAGGTGTTCGATCTCTGGGGGCAACTTAGTCGCCAGAAGCTATGCGGGCGCAAATATCCCGAAAGCGCTGCCTACGTTTGGGGTGTATCTCGAGACAACAGAATCAACGGCGGCATCGACGGCGAACCAAACGCAGCTAGAGGCGGGAACCTTTGGCGGCCGAATCTCCATCGATGTTGAAAACGTCACCGGCAATGCAGTATCCGGCACGTCCTATCCTGCCGGCGCCCCTCATGCCCCGTCAAGCAACGTCGCTGATGCTCTACTGATTGACGCACAAGTCGGACGCGGGTTTCGCTCGTTAAGATTTATCAGCAGTGCAACACTGGCGGCCGGCGTGTCTATCCCCGGCTTTCAAGTAACGGGGGCAAATAAGTTGACGGTTACGTTAACGGTTGAAGCGGGGGCTGATGTTACCGGTTGCAACTTTAGAGATCTCACACTGTCCGGTTCGCTGGACGACAACTCGTATATTAATGAGTGTGTTGTTTTGGACCTTGGGTTTGTCGAAGGCGATATCCATCGCTCAGAAATCGAAGGCGAGATGGTGCTTGGCGGTGCTGCTGGTCTGGAGCTTTGGAAATGCTATTCGGGCCGAAGGGGCGCGCTCGACCCGGCTATCATTAATGTCAACGGAGGCGGCAGGAATTGCTCGATCGTTGACTTCCACGGGCACCTGAAAGTCCGAGGCATGACCGACTTCGGGATCGTGGCGATCCATACGACAGGAGCGCACATACAGCTTGAGGACACAAACACAGCCGGTTTCATCCATTTGATGGGCAACTTCGACCTTACCGATGAAAGCGCCGACACCTGCGTAGTCGTTAAAAACTATCAATTGGCTAGGCAGTCAACGCTTGAAAGTTTGACCAACGCCATCAAGGTCAATCAGAGTTTCGTGCTAGATTTTGCAAATGATATTTTCAAAGGCCACATCTGGTGTCAACAAGGTAGCACGTTGGTCGTGCCTTCTGCGGTGACCGTCACGTTGTACGACGAGGCAGGTAATACTGTTTTTAGCCAGGCCGGCTCAGTCGACACTCAGGGAGTCTTTCAGCTAACAAAAACAACAGCGGGCATTCCACTAACTACAGCACCTTATTACACGATCGCAACCGCCACCGTGCCAGGATTCGGAGTTCAATACTCCACGATCGGACTTGCAGCCATTGCCTAGCATGCACTCACAAAACGGCGCCAGCGCGCAAATGCTGCGACTGTCTTCGCAATTCTTGTCGGGAAGGGCGTACTTGATCCCGCAACCGGGAATGCCGCTTCAGGTTTTGTACGTCAACTTACTGCCGACGCCGACATCTGCTGACGCAGACCGACTATTGGTGGTAGACTCCGACAGTGCTATGGCATTGACCCTGGCTTTAGACCCGACAACCAAGGTGATTGTGCACCCTCAAGCTTCATTGTCACTGATCGTTGAGTCAGATGCACAAACTCTACTGCAACTCGCAACCGAAGGCGTGTATGCGGCCGCTACATTGGTCGTCAACAATCCGGCGAGCAAAATCTTGAGGGCAGCGCCTGCTGCCACACAGACGATTTCTGTGCGCGTGGAAGCTGTAAAGGCATTAGTCGCTACAGGTGCCAGCAGCAATCTGACTGTGGCATCCGATGCGAGTGCAAAACTGGTGGTGGAGGACGATGCGTCTGCACCCCTAGAAGTGGAAGTCGGCTAATGAGTCAAGAATACAACATCACCGCTGCAGCACTAGAACGTAACAACTTTCGACCGATTCATGCCGGTGACGACTACACCCACACCTTTACGGTGGAACGTCCGGCAGACACGCCACTCGATCTGACTGGCGCCAAACTGTGGTTCACCATCAAGCGGGACAACACCGATGCGGACTCTGAAGCCTTGCTGGCCTACAGCACTGCCGAGGCGACGGAGATGGCGATCGTCACGCCCGCTTCAGGCATATTCAAGGTGACCTTCAAGCACGACGATACGGCCGACTTGGCTGGCACCTGGAACTACGATATCAAGGCGCTACTCGCGACCCCTGAGCGGGTGCGATTAGCACGAGGCATCATTGAATTCCTGCCAAACATCACGCAGGCTAGCGCATAAGCGCATGGAGGAACATAATGAGAACCCAGAAGAAGACAGCAATTATGCTGACGCTGCTGTTCAGCGTCGCCACGATCGGCTCCACAGCACTCGCCGCCGACGGCGCAGTCAAACCCGCAGTCGCGAAGACCACCACTAAAGCGCCTGCAAAGACGGCAACAAAAGTCGCAGCAGCGGCAACCAAGGCTCCGACATCACAGCCCGCCATCACGAAGATCGAGCAAGTTCCGGCACCGACACCGACCAACGCGCCAAAGGATGTCGACAAGGACAGTCCGCTCAACATGATCACCAGCATGATTGCGGCAGCCAAGTCAGGAAAGTGGGCGCTGTTCGTCGGTATTCTGCTCATGCTGCTGACATGGCTGCTGAACACTTTAGTCGGCAAAAAGATTCCACCAAAGGTACTACCCTGGGTCGCCATCGGTCTCGGTGTTATCGGTCAAGGAGCGTTTGCCATTGCAGCCGGCAGCGGGTGGCTCGACGCCATTGTCGGTGGCATAACCATGGGTACGTCGGCTGCAGGCATGTACTCGGCAGCATTCAAGTATGTGCCCTTCCTCGGCAGCAAAAAGAAGACGGACGAACCGTCACCGGCACCCAAGAAGGCGGACGCGGAGTAGGCCATGAGCTGGTGGAGAACACATTGGCGCCTCGGCATCGCACTCATTGCAGGTGGCGCAGGCGTCATTCTCCTCTTCGTCCTATTGCTGCTCCGCCAAAAGAAAGTGGCGGAGCAGCTTCGAGGCGAGTTGGCCATGATGAAGACAACCGCCAAAGTTGCCGGACTTGAAGCGGACAAGGAGGCCCGTAAGATTGAATTGATCACCAATCGCGAAAAGGGCCTCGAGCTCGACAAGAAGATAATCGAGGCCAAACGCGCCACAGTTGCTGTCGTCAAAGAGGTTGACGGGCTCTCAGACGCCGACGTCATCGCCGAGTTCAACGAGCTGGAGAAATAGCCATGCTGAGATGCTGCATCGTGATCGTGAGTCTGCTGGTGAGCTCCTCTGCCTACGGACAGCCTACGTCCCAGCCCAGTAAGACCGACGCCGTCGGCATGCTGCACAAAGGTGTGAAGGGCGTCTGGTTCCCTATGCCAGTCGCACGTCGAAGGTTGAAGGACGCCAAGCAGCTGCCGAAGGTCAGGGCGACGTTGAAGAAGACCGAGGCGCGTCTCAGCAATAACATCGATCGTGTGCGCATTCTTGAGCTCAACGAAAAGACTAATCAGGCCATCACCAAGGCCTGGAAAGATACTGCCGAAGCACAAGCCAAGGCATTTGCCAGCAAAGACGCCTGGTGGCGATCTCCATACTTATGGATGACCGTCGGATTCGTGGTAGGGGCAGGAGCAACGGTTGGGATTGCAGTTGCTGTGAAGAAAACTGGAACAGTGCAATGAGCGAGACCGACCCCCTCACACAAATACTCATCCACGTCGGAGAATCCAGAAAAGGCATCAAGAATCTGGAGCAAGGGCAAAGAGACCTCGAAGGTGGCCTGTCGGATGTCAATGCGCATCTCAGTCGACTAAATGGTTCGGCCGTCCGCCAAACTGAATGTGCCGCACTCCGCGATGGCATCCGCGATGCACTTGACCAAACCATCGCAGAAAACGCGGAGCAGCACGCCAAAATACTCTCCGACATGACACCAGTCGCTACGCCCAAGGGTTTGAAGTACTGGGTGGGTGTCGCCGTCGGAGTAGCTACAGTCCTGGGCTTCCTTGGCTCACTGCTATGGGGAGTCGTGACGGTCGGGCAAAAGATGGAGCGCTTCAAGATCGCCGCAGAGACGGACAAAAAACGCCAGGCAAACATGGCGGAAGCCTTGAAGAAACTGTCAGCTCAGAAGACAAAGATCATCTACGTCAAGCAGCAGCCCGTCAAACTTCCGCCTAAGCGGAAGGCACCCTACCGTAGCCGCCGTTCGATTCCTTAGGCAGGAAGTGCATCGACACGTTTGTCAGGCCGCCAGGCTTTCCTAGTCGCTTCCACAATCCATACGACAAATCGACGGCAGCGCGCCACTTCCAGCCCTTAGGTGGACGCCGTTTGACCCACACCTTCCAACGACCGTCTTTCACGGCTCCATGAAGCTTGCCGGTGTAGATGCCGTAAGGACCTGCATCACGTACTTTGGATACGGCGCATCGACCAGTCGTTTTGGCGCAGACAAGAACTTGACGCCCGCAGCCCATGCGCCGCCACTGTCTGAAGGCAATGTGATTTTGCTCCCACGTGAACTTGATGGGGGCGGCACCCGAGCAGCTCAAGATGCCCCGATTGAAACCGTCATGCGGGTGGTAGACGGACAGCCGGCCGGAGACGACTTCTACAGCCTGAGCTTTGATAGTGGCGGAAATCGCTGGGGGTGCATGGCCGTTGGCTAGTGCAAGCAATAAGGCGAGGTACATCGACTGGTCCTTTCAGTATCGACGAACCTCCCAGACTAGAGAGTTACGACCTGGAATGTCGCCGAGACAAATTCGAAACACGCTAATCTCTAGCACGTGATCAGGGTAGTTGTCGATTAACAGATCTAAATCTGCGAGGCTTGAAGGCGTCATGTGCTGGCGCAACAACATGCGAGTCGTCAATCCTGTGACGACTCGCGAGCGTGCGGCAAGTGCAGGTCGCATATGCGCAACCACTGTCGAGTAGAGGAAGTAGTCAGGTCGATTGTCAGGTGTGACGCCTGTGAACAGCTCACCCTGTAGCGTCACAGCGTAGTCCGGAGCCGCTTCGTTAACCATCACCAGGTCAGGATCGGCGCCTTGCTTTCGCCACTCCTCGACAATGGCGTCAATCTCACTGTCATACAGATTGTACTCACACAACCCGCAACCAGTGGCACCAAGGTACCGCAACACTATTCGACCAGGAAAACCTGAGGCCCGATAGGCAGCGACAGTGGGCCAGGCATGCAAACGATTGCCGTACGCTCCTGATGTCCACAGATTGAAGTTGGCTTGTTTGTCGCGAACCGGAGGGCGAAACATCAGACAGTCTTGCCGTCACTTCGTGGGAAGTCGAGTATGACCGTCTTTCGGTTACCCTTGAATCCAACTTGAATCTGTCCACCCTCGTCAACGTAGCGCAACATCTCAGCGACACGACGAATGGCGTACTTCGCTGCGTGCGTCGCAGTGGAAGCGCGTAACACCCGCTGAATGAATGCAGCATCACCGAGCGTTTCATGATCGAATACGTAGGTCTGACGTGTCTTCTCAGGCACAGCAGCCTTGCTGGGCGACACCGGAGTGCGCGCCTTCTTGGTGGTCTTCTTTTTAGTCTTAGGCCTAACTTTAGCCATCGATTCACCTTCACTTCTCAAGGGCAGATTACCAATAGTAGATCTGTACCGCAAGTAATAAATGATAAAAAATTGGTAAAAAAATATGCTTGACTCTATGCCTGTTTCGATTACAGTTGTATGCATGAGCGACGCACCACCTACAATTCCTACACCCGGAGCAACCGAGCCAGCTAAGCCAAAGAAGAAGCGAGGAGCCCCTAGACCGCCAAGACGGCCTGAAGAGGACGTTCCATCTTTGGGTTACTTAGAGAAGCTAAACATGCTAGGACAGCGCGAAGGCGAGACCTACCTGGCTTTCCGAAAACGACTGGCGGCTGTCACTGCAGCACGCTCGCTGTTCACTCAAGCCTGGTTTCGTTTCTGCGGCAATCGACGTGAGGTCGCAAACTACCTCGGCATCAAGACTGGCGCCATGTTCATCGAGATGAAACGTGCAGGACTGACGCCTGCTATCTTGCATGAATTGTCACAAGGGGGAGGCCAACCGACATGAAAAGAAAAACAAAGAAAACGCAAGTCTCCATCAAGGGTGATACACATGCTAAAGTCGTCGCGCATTGCGTGAAGAAAGACATCACCATCGCACAGTTTGTTGATGACCTGTGCGTGGACTTCTTGGACAAGCAGGATGAAAAACAGAAAGCCAAGTAGTCCTTTCTTGGATTTCATCAACGCAGTCGCTCCAGCCGTCCCAGATGCAGCCAGTGGCGAGCGCGAGCGTGGGGCGACCAAACCGTGGGTGCGAATGCCAAGTGGACTCGACCGACGTGGTGTAGCTCCAGTACGCGACAAAGACTTCGTGCGAGCGGAACGTCGAGAGCTACAGGTCATGATCGGTCGCATCACGGCCAATGGTCTGCTTGAACTGAACATGAGAGACATGCAAAGAGGCGTCACATTCAGAGAAGCCACTTTGCAGCACGTGCGCAGCCAAGAGGCAGTTCGTCGCGCCGCATACGTCATTCTATTCTCCGACGGCGATGCTCGTATTCTAAAAGCGAAACGTCCAGTGTACGTCAGTCGTGGCGGCATCGAATCAAAAGTAGGAACAGCGCCCATCGTTCCGGAGCTCACCGAGCAAGAAGTGATCGGTGAGGCTCTCGGTGAAAAGCAAACAGACCCTAACTCGAGACGCTTCGCGGCACTCCTCGACGACCCAACAGCAAAAGAGTAACCGATGGCAAAACCGCCAGGACAACATCGAGCACGTTACACCTGCATTTGCACTAACTGCGGCGAGACCTTCAAAGGCAAAAAGCGAGACACCAAGTGGTGCTACGAACAGCGCTGCTTGCAGGCTCGAGACTCCGCACGCGCACGCAAACGCTATCTCGCCAAGAAGGCCGCAGAGAAAAAGGACACGGAAAATGGATAGAGTTCTCGCCATTCGCGCTCAACTTTGACCTCATGGAGACCCGGTAATGGCCAACCACAAATTCAACCCTGAAGACACCAACCTCGTCTCCGACATCGACGGCGTGCTGGTCAACATCCACTCAGCAATGCTCACTTGGCTATGGCAACGATTCGATGTTGCAGTGCCAATTTCTGTTTGCACCGAATTCCCCTCCGAGCCTCAAGTTCATGACTTTCTGTTGCAACACGGGCAAGATGTACCGGACTACCCGAAGTTCGTCGCGGAGGTTACAGCTAAGCTGTGGAGCAATCCCGGTTTCTACTACGGCTTGGCTTCCTACATGCGCATGTGGCAAGTCCTCCAGCGCTGGCCTGGCACAGATTTCATCACTGCCAGACGCGTCAACTTCGGTCTGGAGAAAGCCACCAGCAGTTGGCTGTTCAGTCACGGCTTCGGACCCGACACTCAAGTGCATTTTTCCTGCTTGCAAGCTTCAAAGTACTCCGCGCTGTACACACACTATTTGCAATATCCACGACGCAAGACAGTGTTCATCGAAGACGACTACAACCAAGCCGTCGACATCGCGGAGCAAGACACCACCAACCGCTTGCAAGTGCTGGTAGTGGCCCGCCCCTGGAACTCGGCATGCAAGCGTCGACACGAGAAAGTTCGGCGAATGCCAGAGGAAGCAATATGCAAAATGATCAACGACGGCCTGAATGCCTACGAGAGCGAAAACGCCCAATGAGCCAAGCCATGGACGAGTTTGCAATCAAAGAGGCGTACATCGCGCTTCAACATGACAACGACGTGCTGCGCGATCGCGTCAGGACATGGAAATACAACTTCGCAGGATGTGCCGTGTTGCTTGCGGCAGCGCTAGGCATGCTGTGTCTAACCCAATAACCGAACGGAACCGCCATGATCGATCATCCAGGAATTCAAATCGTCACACCCTCCTTCGAGCTCCTCAGTGACCCCGAGGAGGTCGCCCGCATCCCACAATTGTTGGAGCGCTGCATCCGCGTTTGCTACAAATCGGAGGATAAGATCACCGAAGATTCTGCCGACACACTGATCAAACGCGTTGCCATCAAAGGCAAAGACGAGGTCTCGAAACACGAGTCGGTGTTGGAGCACGGCGCCATCACAGGTCGCTTTACGTTTTCGCGAACAGCGTCCCATCAGCTCGTGCGGCACCGCATCGCCGCATACTCGCAAGAGTCACAGCGCTTTTGCAACTATGGCAAAAAGAAACACGGTAAGTTGCTGAAGGTCATCTGCCCATCAACCATCGACGACTTACCTGCAGGTACCGTGTATCGATTGAATCAAGCGCGCGACGTCATGGTTTTCAGAAACGAGGCTGCTCCACTCAATCAAGGTCACAAGCTCATCTCCGCCAATATGCCACCTTCACCTGAAACAGAACGAACAAACGCGTTCCTGTATCAGTGCCTGACAAGCTATCAAACCTACCTCAATCTGCTGGCGAACGGCGTTAAGGCTGAGGACGCGCGTTTCGTCTTGCCAAACGCCTGCAAGACGGAAGTCTGCACGACGTACAACATCCGCCAATGGCGGCACGTCTTCACACTGCGCTGCGACGGACACGCGCAGTGGGAAATTCGCAGCACGATGAAGCAAGCACTCGCGATGTTCATCAAGCTGATTCCGTGCTGCTTCGAAGACATGGACTGGATGCTCTAGTTTATGAATTTTTTTGGTAGACAGGCAAACCTCCGCGACGACCTGATCGCGACCAGAAACGACCTGTACGTCGCTCTTGGTCTGGCGATGAATGACGTCGAACCCACAAAGTGCATCATCATCGAGGGCAGCTGGGATCATATTCTCCCTTTACTGCCCGAGGTGATTGCACTGACGATCACCGACCCGCCCTACGAGTCCTTGGAGCGCCATCGGGCTGTAGGCACCACAACGCGGCTCAAGGACTCCAAGGCGAGCTCCAATCCCTGGTTTTCGATCTTGGCCAACACGCGCTACTGGGACTTGCTGTACTGGCTTCACGAGGTCCAGCGACCCAATACACATCTGTACTGTTTCTGCGACTGCGAGACCGAACACGTCATCTACAGCGGACGCAATCCGTTCTACCTCAAAAATGATGCGGTGCTCGTCGAGTACACCAACGCGACATTCGGTGGACTGCTCGCTCCGCTACACGCGGTCGTAGGCAAATCGTGGCATCCATGGCCGACGCTGACCTGGTTGAAGGTCCGCGAGACTGTCGACAAGACCTTTCTCGAAACGCTGTTGGCAATCGTGAATAACCCGTTGCTCACCGCGCGCCAGAAGATTGTGGAGATTGCATACAAGATTATCCGCAAGGGCACCGGCTACCACTGGGCCACATCGACCGAGCGCATCCTGTTCTTAGAGAAGGGCAAACGCGCACTCAACGACCGCTCGTACCCCAACGTCCTCGTCGGCAAACGCGCCGGTCGCAATGACCCGCCAACACAAAAACCGTTGGAGGTCGTGGAACGTCTCGTGCTGAACTCCACCGTCGAACGTGAATGGGTGCTGGACCCCTTCGCCGGGTCCGGTGTTGTGGCCGAAGCTGCGTTGAAACACGGACGTCGCTCAGTCATCTGTGACGTCAACATGAAGTACATCAACGAGAACGAAGCCATCAACAAACTCGAACGCGAGCAACCCGGCTCTGTGGTGCGCTTGAAAGTACAGTATTGATGGAAGGAGTACTGGTGAGTGTTTGGCAAGCAGAGCGACCCGAGCTTCCGCCGTGGAAGGTGAAACTGCGAGAGGAGCTCGCTGAGCAATTTCATGTTTGCGAACGCCAGACGCTCCTGTCGGTTGCTTCGACCGCCGACATCAACCCAATGGCGATGAGGAAAATAGAAGCCGCGCACTTCGTTTGTTTGAAGGGCGCTGAACGAGAAAACGCACTGTATCGCGCAGACCAATGCTTGCAGATGCTGGACGAGCTGGGTTTGCTAAAAGAAGGAGACGACAAATGAGATTCATCACAATTCTGTTAGCCCTGTTTATTTCAACCACAGCTTGGGCCGAAACAAAAACCTGGAAAGGCAAAGTCGTACGTGTTCTTGACGCCGACACGGTCGACGTCCTACGTCCCGGTGCTAAGGGCTGCTGGACCATCCAACGTGTCCGTATTCAAGGCGTCGACGCACCCGAGAAGAAACAAGCCTTCGGCAAAGACGCAACCAAGTTCGCCGTCGCGTTCGTCTTCGGGCGTGACGTCACAGTCAACGTCAACGGCAAAGGAAAGTACGGGCGATGGCTTGGTGACCTGTGCCGAGGCAAGAATAAGTATCGCTGCTTGAGCTATCAACTCGTGCGCAAGGGTTGGGCGTGGCACTACAAGAAGTACTCTAAAAGCAAGCTTCTTGCCCGCGCCGAAAAGAAAGCGAAGAAAGAATCCATTGGCCTGTGGGCCGGCAAGACACCTATGGCGCCTTGGCTGTGGAGGAAGAAAAACAAATGAAAAGCCGCATCCAACATCTCGGTCTGACGTGGCACCAGCAAGCGCTCGCCATCACGTCTGGCATATCACTCGGTGTACTAAACCCCGCCCCACAGTTTTGGGGTGAAGATGGGCCCCCAGCTCCTCCGGCGACATTCGAGACCGAAGCTAACGATTGGCGAAGAGTAGTCGCCGGATGCTCGCATTGCGAATTCTTTGCCGAGTTTTTGTGGACCAAACGTAGTGGCAAAGGTGTCAGTGACACCCTACGAATGGCCAAAAGCTACCTGCATGACATGGTGGAGCATCATAAATGCCTCCACTACGCCCGATACTGCAGCATGCAATCTAAATCGGACGAGATCGCCTTCACCGAATTAGTCGCCGATCTTGAAGAAAAAGCACAGAAGCGCGCGATCGTACCCGTGTTGAAGCCGCAAGAACAAATCGAAAATGTCCGTGCAGGGATCGCAAAAGACAACTCCAACCCAAACAAGATACCGTCGCGGACAGAAACGCTCACTATTCTTTACAGTCGCTTACTTCAAGGTCCGGCTTCTCTCTCTCACCTTGCCGACCAGATCGCCAAGTATCGCGAGTCCAAACAGTTCACGACGGACTGGATGAATGTACCGGAGAAGATGGCACTGATCGTTGGCGAACTTTGTGGCGAAGCGATGGAAGCTTACCGTCACTTGACGCCAACTACGCTTGCACATTGCATGCGTGTGTGCAAAGAGTCGCCCGAGCAGCTAGGCGACCCCGATCAAATTGGCGAAGATCAGTGCACCATCTACGTCAACTTTGTCGAAGAGCTCGCCGATACGTTAATTCGTCTACTCGATCTGACAGCGAGCTTAGGTGTCGATCTAGAAGAGACTCTCGCATTCAAGATGGCCGCTAATGAGCTTCGACCAATAAAACACGGAAAGCAGCGCTAGTTCATGGAAACTGTAGTCGGAGACATCTGGCAATTAAGCCGCAAAGACGACAGCATCGTTGTCCCCACCAACATCGGTTGGAAACTGTCCGACGGCAAGAACGTCATGGGGGCCGGCATCGCGCGTCAGCTCACCCGTCGCATGCCTTGGGCTGCATTGTCCTATGGCCAGTATTGCAAGCAACACGGCCCTTCGGCACCAGTTTGCATGATGCCTGGCGGCAAGTGGGGGAAGTACATCATTCTGTTGCCTGTGAAGCCGCTGAACCTCGAACAGCCATACAGGTCGTGGCAACAGCCTGCATGCCTCCGACTGATCGAACGCAGCCTGAGAGAGCTGCAGGCGCATGCTGAGAGCGACGAACACACTGGCGGCTATATCCTCGTACCTTCAGTCGGCTGCGGAAACGGAGGCTTGGCGGAGGGCGTCGTTGTGCCGCTGCTGCACTCGATTTTGACTCACCCCTCTTTTGTTCACGTGCGTTATGATACCGGTGGAGGTGCTTCATGATTGAATTCTTTTCCGCAATGTCTCTCTTCAACAAAATCCTCTTTGGATCTCTCGGCGTCATCTTTTTGATCGGGGTGCCTATCGTCATCATTTGGGCCGTGCGGACCCAGCAAGACCGAGGCTTCATGAAGGACGAAAACGGCGCCAACCTCCGTTGGCCGAGTACGCCTGTATTCTGGTACTACCCTGAAGACATCGATACCCCCACCTTGGCCGCATTGCGCGCCACCGTACGAGAGATCAATGCACAATGCGGTACGTTGTACGACTTGGGCACACCAACAGAGCGCGCCGTCTGGTCAAAGTATCTCGAGATGTGGGACAAAGGATTGCAGTTCTCCGGTGCATTGCTGATTGACGTCGTCGACACCGCACCAGAACACGGCGGCAGCACTGAACTACGTTGGAACGAAAAAGGACGAATTGTTGGCGGTCGAATTCGCCTCGGTAAGTATCACTCGTTCAATCCGAAAGTCGTCAAACACGAGTTCGGACATGGTGTCGGGTTGGCGCATGACGACAAATCAACATCAATCATGCATGAACAAATCAACAAGCGACCACAAGAATTGACCGATGCTGACGCCAAACGACTGCGCAAGGTATACAAGTGGACCGCTATGTAGCCGGAATCGGTCGTCGCGAGCTGACGGCCCTTCAACAGGCCTTCATCTCGGACATGGCTACACGAATCGTGCAGGCCAATATAACGCTGACAAGCGGAAACGCCATCGGCTGCGACCAGGCGTTCGCCAAGGGCGCACGAGTTCACGGCACAGTCGAGCTTTACCTGCCCTGGGCCAACTACGAGCGGGCAAAGATGCCTGTCGGTCAACAGTACTGGACGGCAAACCAGGCAACTCCTGCCCACATCGAAGCAGCAAAAAACGCGCACTCGGCCTGGGACCACTTAGGACAAGGTGTGCGCCGTTTGATGATTCGCAACGCGATGATCGTCATGCGCTTTGATAAGCCCGTGAGCTGCGTCTACGCCTTCCCTAGCTACCACAAACCAGGTTGGAGTGGGACCGGTCACGCAATGCGTGTCGCGGCCTCATTGGGCATCCCCGTGTGGTTGATGGACCGCAATTGCTACTGGGATCCAATCGACGGCCAGCCGACCGAAGAGGAGACAATATGGAATCCGATAAATGGCACATGAATCATACAGCAGAATGCGGAACCGCTTATCGCGGCTGCGCACCCGATTGCCCCAAAGAGATGCATGAGCAAGAGCTCGTCGCTCAAGGCGTTAACGATCCTGTCGGTAGCAGCGAGTTAGGAGTAATCGTGCAGCCAGTGGAAGAGCCCACAGTCCGCAAGTGCTACTCACACAAAAAGCAGGTGGACGGCAAACTCTACACGCACGACAAATCTGGAGTGGTCTACAGCGTGCACACCATTGGATTTGATTGCACCAACGAGCGCGACGGGTTACGTGTCGTGGTCTACAGCCAGTACGTGCACCCCGGCCAAGTCTTTGTGCGCGAGGAGCAGGAGTTCCTCAAGAAATTCACTCTGCACTCTAGAACATGATCAGACTCACCCGCGCCGCCATCAATCGCACCGACAACGGACTCGACGTCACCCGCAAATCAGGTGAGGGACTTGGCCTCGTTTTTGCCCCCACCTGGGACATGATACGGGCACACAAAACAAACACGATCTCCGACGGTACTTACACGAAAAAATACCTAGAAATTTTGGCTGGGATACCGGAAGATTTGTACGCCGAGCTCTACCGTTTCGGGGCGCTAAGCACACAACCCAGTGGAGTTCTGACATTCCTCTGTTACTGCCGAGACGGAAAGTTTTGCCACACATATCTTCTAATGAATTATTTGATCGAAAGATTCCCCAACCACTTTTCCTATTGAGAGCGAGGACTGTATGGTGACGGCTAGTCGCGGCAAAGCGTTGATCATCGTCGAGGGCAACATTGGCACAGGCAAAAGTACCGCCAGCAAGAAGCTGGCAAAGCGTCTGGGGTTGCGTTTACTCGAAGAGCCGGTTGACCACGAACTCTTGCAGCTCTTCTACGACGACTACATGCGTTGGTCATTCCCGTTCCAGATGGAAATGCTCCACCGTCACTGGGCCATGCAGATGTCTGCCGCAGCCGAGACTCTCGTTGATGGCGGCTACGCTGGCGCCATCCTCGATCGAAGTCTGTGGGGCGATCTCGTGTTCGCACGGGCACTCGCCGAGACTGGCGCCATGCACAAAAAGGAGTGGGAGATCTACCAGTCTGCAGTGCGCAATATGTCACTTGTGCTCTTTCCGCCTACGACTCTCGTCTACCTCAACGCTCGCCCTGAGACCTGCCTCGAACGCATCAAAGAGCGCAATCGACCGCAAGAGCAGGGCATAACGTTGGCCTACCTCCAAATGATTCACGACGGCTACCAGCGATTGATCAAAGAAGCAAAAACAGCTTTGTTTCCTTGGTCGCATGCTGTCAACGTCTTGGTCGTACCTTGGGATCCTCGCACCGTAAACGACCAAGAGTGGGACCGAACAGCGGACATGCTCAAAGAGTCCTGCATCGAGCTTCGATAATGTCCACCAAACTAGCTGAAGAAAACATCCCATCGGTGGCCGAACTCGTCGAGCTGTTCGACGCAGCCCAAAAAGCCAGTGGGACCGGTACGCCAATTGCCGCAACCGAAGCCACACGTGAGCGTCTGATTGCCTGGGAGACATTCATTCGAGAGAAGGTGATCGCCAAAACCAAATTGCCAACCAGCGCACCCCATCGCTGGCGGTTGCCAGGCGAGCGTCAATCATTCACGCATTGCTTTGAGCTGGTGGACGAAAAAGAGATCGCCAAAGGCTACCTGACCATGGGCTTGTACCCCGATGGAAGACTCGGTGAGCTCTTCCTGAACATGAGCAAGCCGGGCTCATTCATCTCTGGAATCATGAATGCGCTGACCTACACCGTGTCGATCGCCCTGCAACACGGTGTACCTCTGCACGTGTTCACAAGTCGATTTCGCCACTCGCAGTTCTCACCGGCCGGTATGGTGCGTGGAGCGCCCGATGACTTACGCGGCTTCAAGAAATCAATCTTGGACTATCTGGGGGAGTACTTAGACTTCAGATTTCCGGACGGAGCGCTGAGAGCCCTCGACGTACCGGAAGTAGAGAAAGAACCTGCCGCCGGAGAGCTGAAGGCAGTCTCCGACGACGGTGATGATCCGATTAGTCTGTAGCGGGGGCCGCGTCGGCAGGCGCCGCATCCGGTGCGACAACCACAACGTCAGGTTTGATTGCAGCTGCATCGACCGTGACGGCATCGGAGCCAACCGCATCCGAACCGGCCTCGACGATACTGGCTTCCATAACCAGAGCTGCGTCAGTCGTAGGGGTGACATCATCACCACAGGCGACAAAAAGCACCAACGGCAGGATTGCCAGTAGTCCAATTAGTTTCTTCATCGTGCTATTCTCCTGAGCAAGTCAAAGAGGTGAACTATGTCAGAACAATGGGGAGTAGGCAATAGCGCCAAAGAAAAGCCATTTGCCACCACCAAAGTCGAAGGCGAGGTCGTGGAGCTCATCTTCGGCGAGCACCCGCACTCCCGCTCCGCCAACACAGTCTACGCACGTTGGCCTGATGGCTCCATTGAAGGCTTCGACGGCCACCGTACGTGCTTGCGAATCGACATCAAGGAGAGCAACTACTTGAAGCGATCCGAACTATCCGGCAACGAAGTTCGCAAGTCTTGCGTCGCCAACATGTACTACGACGACAAGCTAGTCTACGTCGAAGGGGCACGCTCTGCCGACGCTCTTTTGCGTCGCCTACCAGACGTGTTGATGAAGCTCGACGAGCATCCGGCAGACTTGCGTAAGGGTGATGCTGACCTTGTGGGTCGAACTATCTACTACAATGACCAACCGGCAACCATCGAATCGTACGACCCGGAAACGGGTTCTATGCACATCAAACCCGATGGCTGCACCTTCAAAAAACCAGCATGGGCGCGCGGAGACGAGGACGAATGGGCTGATGGCGTGAGCGACGACTTGCTTTCACCATCCATCTACTGGTTCCGTCAAACCGGTGAGGATGCGGAACGTGACGCGGAGATCGCCAAGCAAGAACAAGCGCACATCGGAAAGAATCGCAGATTATCCTAAACACCTATTGACAGTATTTTATTCTGTTTGTATCCTCAATGGCTGGTGCGGGCGGGTTGCTGTCTACACCTATATAACCCACCGACCGAGTGCTTTCGTTCGGTGCCAACTGAAAGGCTAGACCAATGCAAAACACACTCGGAGTGGGTGAGCCCTCCCGGATGATGGCGTCGCCGACGCAGTCTGTCACTGTCGATGCGCGTCTGTTCAGCGCGCCGCTGCATGTGCCTGTCGACGCGCAGGTGTCGCGCGGCGTCGTGGTGATGCAGGACTCGATGCGCATTCAACTCACTGTCACGCCTCGACGACACGACGGCTCGGGTGGTCTGATCGTGAGCCTCAGCGACGCTCCAGGGACCGTAATCGGGATGACGGAAAGCGTTGAGTTGTATGTCGAGGACGTCAAAGTTCTCGACGAGTTGGTGGAGGCGGACATCGGCGCTCACCACGGTATCGGTGTCGAAGCGCTTGTGCGGCCAGTAAGCCAGCGCCCATGAAAAAGCAGACATTAGCCATCGAAATCAAGGGTGGTTCCGGGTCAGGCAAGACCCACATGGCCATGTTAATTAGCGAACAGCTGCTAAAATTGGGGTTCAACGTCGAAGTGGTAGACGGGGACGTAATCGACGCTGGAGCGCATTTGGCGCAAGATCGGTTACATAAATACTTGTCAAGCGAGGCCCCACAAAATACCCTAGTGATGATCAAGACGTTTCAGCAACGCAAGTCAACCCAGGCGAAGGAGACGTAAATGACGATGCCAGCACGAGCAAATGGGGGCAGTATGGTAGGGAGTCTTGGCGACGAAGAGCTGCGTGCCCATCTTCAAGACCGTCGAGCTAAAGTCCAGATCGCTTTGCGTAACATGCAGCGGGCCGAGACCATCCTGGCCGCGCTGCAGCAAGAAGTCGACGTCGCGCGCAACGAGATCGCCCGGCGAGGTGGAGGCTCAGCTGTGCACCGCAGCGTTGCCGCTCTTACCTCAACCACGCGACAACGAGGCGTGACGCCTTTGGTCGCCTCATCTACCGAGTAGATGTTACACTCTCGCCTTCAATAACTTGGAGGCAACCATGAGCGACACGACCGATCCTGCCGTTGACGAGACCCCGGAAACCTCCGGGGCCCCAATCCAAAACGTGCCGACCGAAGATGCCCCAGAGGACATCAAGGCGGAAGGCGCAACTGCACCTGCCGGCAACGGCCGCAAACTGCCGCGATGGGTCGGCATCGCGACGGTGCTAATCGGCTCTATCTCGTCGGCAGGAGCCGCGTGGTACGGTCTGATCAAGGGCGACCCCGACGCGCAACATCAGGCCGCTCAGGCTGAAGTGAAGTCGGACAAGGTCTACGACACTCTTCGTCGGCAGCAGAATCAGATGGCCAAGGTGCTCAACTCCCTGCAGCTGTGGCAGGTCGCCCAACAGGCCAAGCAGGAGGCGAGGACGTCCATGCAACTTCAGGCCGAGCTCGAGGCTTTACACAAGAAGCTCGACGCAGTGAAGGTCAAGCCTGCTGCCCCAGCTGCAGTGGAGGACGTGGCGGCACCACCGAAGTGCCTGACGGGTCGTGTGCGCGTCGGCGCCAAATGCCTGCGCGTACCCAAGGCTGTCGCGGCCGACATGATCGCCAGTCGCAAAGCGGTAATCGCGTCGGCACGGAAGCTGAGAGCGGAGCGCAAGCATCGTAAAAGGCTCGAGCGGAGGGCCATGCCAACCACGCAACCAATCACCAAGATTCAACAACTACCCGATAGCTTGGATATGGCCTCAAAGAAGAACAGCAAGAAATAGCCGATGCCGAGCCCGAACATTTGCCGAGAAAGCACGCACCTAAGCTATCCCTGCAGGTGCCAGCTATGTCGTGACCATCGTTACAAGCGCCACATCGAAGCGATGCCCGATGCCGAACGTCGGGTGTATGACAGCATCAAGACGGGGTTGGATACGCAAAGGCCGGGACTCGAACCCGGCACCGTCAGAGCCGTAACCTGACAGGCCCTCCTCGGGACCGATGCACAAGCGGCGCGGGGATGAGTCGAACATCCGACCTTCGACCTTGGGGGTCGACGCTCTGGCCTGGAGTCTTGCATCGCATTCCGCAGATCCACTGGTACCAGTTTCACCGCCAACAATGCAAGCCCATTCTGAGCTACCGCGCCATAAATAGGGGGGGAAGGGTTCGAACCTCCGTCTCCCGATGATTTCCACAAACAGGGTGTTAACCCCCCGTGAGCTTCTGCCTCCGGTCGCTGGCCCACCTCCGACACACAGCCGGCTGCATGGCGGCAATTGATGCTCTCAGCTACCCCCCTGTAATACTCGATGCGGGAAGGAGGGATCGAACCTCCGACCTCCGGGAGCCGTAGTCCACGGCGCTCTGCCAACTGAGCTATTCCCGCATTGGCGCCCGGCCATGGATTCGAACCATGTGAAATCGTGCAGCTAGGCTGCGCAATCCCCCCCTCCAACGTAAGGGGGCCGAGCGTGGCGCGACGCCAAGCATCACGAAGATTTAGCGGCCAAGAGGGGGTGACGTCGCATACGGCCCCCCATACCTCTCCTGTGACACATCCAAACTGGCAGGCCAGGATTCGAACCTGGTCGACGCGGACTCGAGAGTTGCGCGCATGCGCCACTACATCTCCTGCCATCGAACACTTTTTGATCATTATGTAAACAAGTAGAATCATTGTTCTTACTTGAGCAACTCGAACTTTCTGACGTACGGATAGATCTCCTCTTTGCGAGCGGGGGTGATTCCGATCGCCATCAGCTGGTTCTCGTAAGGAGGATCGTTCTCGATTATGGGGCTATGAGGTACAGATTCGCTCGTCAGGCGCTCGGAGAGCGCATGGAGCCCAACCGTGCCGGCCGAAAGAACAACCGCGTGAGTGCCCGCAGGGAGCTCACCAGGGCTGGATTCTCCGGCCGCATGGACGACTTGCGCCGCGAGCATACCTAGCGGTAGATCTTTTCTAACGATTACGTAGTGGTAGAGAGGCGGGTTTGATTGCCGAGTAGGCTGACTGTCACGGTCGCATGGTCTTTACCTTCAAGCTGCGAGTTTCGGTTGGCGGGGGTTCATCCCCCGCAGCAGATCATAGCTTAGGGCCAGCCGTTCTACTGTCAACCGTTCCTCTTCTTTTCTTCTGCACAAAAGGATGCCTTGCGTGCAAGACCAGCATAGAAGCTCGCCTAGCCCGTGTAAGTGTGCAAGGGCCGGTAAGGCGCGCTCGCGGCATCTGTCGCAGTGGTGATACATGTCTCGTGGTGCCAAAGTTGTAACATCTGTTACATTCTTTGTGAGACATGGCGGGCAACTTGTCAATACCCTGAACGAAAAAAGCGCGCCGACTGTTGCTCCCTTCCGGGCCTGGCAGTTGGCGCGCCTTAGCGGCTCAAGTGTTGCACTGTGACCTAAGTGAATGCTGCGGTCTGGTTCCGACAGATCAAAGCTGATGCTCCCTGCCGATGACCTCCTTACATCATCCCCGCTACTCAGGCTCTTACACCAATCCCGACCCGGTTCTTACACCGCAGCCAGACCGGTTTATCTTGCCTGGAAGCAAATCCCTCAGACCGTGGTTAGTGCGCCAGCTATGCTCGCCGCCGCCTATCCCTCGATCCTAGCCCCCTTCAGGGTGATGCTGGCCACTGAGGAGTTTCCCCCTCGGTTTAACGACCTACCACCCAACGGTCTCTCACTTGAACTTGCTGACCCTATCAACGTGCAGAGTGCTGGTCAAGCTCTTTCGGCTGCTCCGATGAACAATCGTTTACGATCGTCACACCGACATCCTGGAGGGCTTTGTCGACGTCGCAGAAGCCGATGTCGCCGGTGTCTTTGACGTGTAGTATTTCCCAGACTTCTATCAACTCTGACAGCTTGATTTGGCTCTTCAACGCCTAGCTCCTTTCCACCCTGGAGGTGGCTTGCAGTTTTCGTCTGCGGGAAACGGTGTCGGCTCTTTGCGTGTCACGGTGACTGGTTTGCGCATCGGCACGCCTCGCTTCTTGAGGGCCTTCTTCGAGTCATAACGGATCTCGAGTGTCTCGTCGGGGGTCAGGTTGTTGCGATTGAACTCCACCGACGTGACTTCGTGTGTCTGCTCTGCGCCGAATCCAGTGCCGACCTCTTGTTGGACTTGTGGCGTCGAGCTGCAATAGACCGTGGCAACAGACTCGCCACCTTTGAATGGCGATGTCGTCGAGCTTGTTGGTCCGCCCGTCCAAGTCGCCGAGTTGTAGGTCATGTTACCCACGCCCGAATGCCCGCCCCTGGTTTGACCACGGGGGTCGCCACCTCGGTTCATGTCGAGCACCGTATGACGCATAACTGGAGGACGTGGCTCTTCTTTGAAAATGGCGCAGCCAATAACGCCGATGTTTTGCGGTTTATCCATCTGTGCGGCGTAGCTGCCTGCCGACGCATCGAACACGAATTTCGCGATAGCGTGGTCATTGAGGCGCCAGCCAGGAATGTCGATGAACTCGTACGGATCGATAATGTACCCGATGTCATTCACGCTGGCGACCTTCCCGTCCATGATGCTGAGACCGTCGATTGAGATCACCGCCAGAATGCGGCAGCCGATCGTGTTGCGGACACGCAAGACGAAGTCTGTCCCCTTGCGTCCCTCGATGAAAGTTTGGCCGTTGTGTCGGTATTCACGAACAGGACGTCCGTGAACGCGCACCTCTACGGTGCACAAGTTCGCTTCCATGATTTTTCTCCTTCGGACGGAATTTCTGCCTGACGCCACGTCAGGACTTCGACCGCCACGGAAGCTAACAATCTAGCAGCGTCTGCCGATTTTGTCACGCTTCTAAGTATAGCTAGTAGGAGGTGACGAATGCGTCGCAAGAAACTAGATCAGATGCTGATGGCGGGGCACAAGTACGGAGAGCTCGTCGACTTGTACAATGATGGTCTACTGACTCGCGAGGAGTTCAAATCTGCCAGTGGAGAGATCTGCAAAGGGGTGGCACCCCTTGCGCTATGTCTCAGGGTGTGGCGCTCGCATATTGCAGATCGGGTCCACGCAGAAATGCAGACGCCATCTCTGGCGCAAGAGGAGCAGCCGCTACTGCCTTCTCTCCCTGAGGGTCCTGGCAAGCGGTCACCATGACGTGCTGCCCGCCGTCGAACTGCCAGAGCTCTACCAGGCCATCGGGGTGCACCTCGATGTAGTGGCTGTGATGCCACTGGTGGTCTTCTGGTAAGTCAAAGACGGGGCAGGAGATGACGCGAACCGAGTCGGCGAGGTCGGCTGCTAGCAGGGCTTTGATCGTGTGTAAAAGCCGGTCTTCCGGCACGTGTTTCGTCGTAGGCATTTTCTTGATTTCCGCATAAGCAAACCAACCGAGCCTACTCTCATTTTTTCAGGAGTCAAGAACCTTCAGGAAGTTTCTTGTCGCCGTCCAGCCCCTCTTGCAGTTGTCGCAGCTCCTTTAGTTTCTGCACGCCAGCTTGACGCAGCATACCGGCCAGTGTGGCGTCGATTTCTGCTTTAGCCTGTGTCACGACTTTCTCTGCTGCTTCTTGGAACTGCTGAACGGCGAAGGGCCTGTTGGTTTCGACCTCTTGCACGACTTCGGTGACTATGGCGCCGATCACTTCCTTATCACGCACACCGATGCGTGGCTTCGCAAGTAACGTGTGAACTTCTTCGGCGAGCTTGTGCAATTGGTCCACGAAAGACTGCTGGCGTACATTGAACTCGCTGATGACTTCAGCGGCTTCGGTTCGGACGGTATCCGGTATGCCGGGGACGTGTGCACCGTCGACACGCTGCAGGGTGCACGGTACACCGAAGCCCATGTTGGGTGTAGTGATCATCTCCGCAAACTGCGCGTGGCTCATGGCGACTTCGATCAATTCCTCACCACCGTGATGCCAATCCCGACCGGTATCGCTGTGGCGTGTACAGCGTCGAATCGAGACAGTCAAGAAGCTGTCATGATGATCGAGGGCCGACCCGTACAGCTTGGTTCGACCTGTAACGCGATGTACACCAATCATTCCGTACGCAGGATGTGTCTCGTTACGCTGCCCCTTATGGGCACCCGTTTCGTCTCTGGTTACTTTCGGTTCTTCCGTGTGTCTCGGCATCTAGCCCCCCTTACAGACGCCTTGCTGGACGTCTGATTTGTTACATTGCATGGCAGGCGAAGCACAACTCACTGGCCTTCATGGGTAATGCCGTGTCGTGTGTCTCACCTGCAGTGTGATCAGTGTGGCATGTTGCGCATTGCACAGTTCCGTCGACGAGCACGATGCGCTCGTCGAGGTCGGCAATCTCTCGAAGATTGAGTTTCGGGTTGAAGTTTTTTGCTGCTTGATAGTTCGAACCGACGGGATGCGCGCCGAGTTGAGTGATCGCTGAATGCGAGACGCCTATCTTGGCTTCAGGGCCTGAGATGTCAGGACCACCATCTCTGCGTTCACGATGGCAGTTCACACAGCCGACACTTGCATCGTTCATGGCACTGCCGAAGTAGATCAAGTCACCAGTCGCTGGCTTTCCAATACAAGCGAAGAATTCCTCTTCACTGCAGCCTGACACATAAAGGAGCACAAGCAGCGGCAGTAGACGCGCCATGCCTACGCAATCTCTCCGGCGATGGCCTCCATGGCTGCTACAGGGTCGTCAGCGTCTCGAACTTGCCGGCCAATGACCAGCATGTCGGAACCGGCGCGGATGGCCTCACCGGGCGTCACTACGCGCTTCTGGTCATGCACTTCCTCGCCACGCGATCTGGTGCCTGGCGTGATGATGATTTGATCTGGACCGAGCTGGTTGCGTATGACGGCGACTTCGGTGCCGGCACAGACGATGCCACGAATGTCGGCCAACTTCGCCTGATTTGCACGCTGACCGGCGAGAACGACAGTGGACAAGCCCTGTGGCAGCGAGTCTTCTTTGACACTGGTCAACACCGTGACGCCAATGACTCCTACCTTCAGGTCGGCGTCACGTGCTGCCATCATCTGCTCGCGGCGAGCATGAATGGTCGTCATGGTCACGTCCATCTTGTCGATGATCTTGAGCGTGCGCACGACGGTCGTCGGGATGTCGTAGAGCTTCAAGTCGAGGAAGACGTTATACCCCATGAAGGTCAGGTCTCTGACGAGGTTGGGACCAGCTGCTGTGTAGAGCTCGAGTCCGACCTTGAAGCCCCAGACGTGATCTTTGAGCATGCGAGCGTAGCGCTTGGCCGTCTGTTCGTCCGGGACGTCGAGGGCAAAGATGAGCCGGTCTTTGGGTTCTATCGCCATTCGATTGCTCCTACGGAGAGAGAGGGATTTGAACCCTCAAGGCGGCTTCCGCTGCCTGCGGTTTTCAAGACCGTGAGGATCACCAATTCCCAGCCTCTCCAAAAAGAAATCCCCACCCGGTATTTCCGGGTGGGGGTGCGAGACTTATGAGTAGCAATACGGCTTCCACGGTGGCGGCATTGCAGCACGGCCGATGCGCACCGTCAACAGCGGAATCCATGTCGGCTTGCGTGGCTTCGTCAAAAGCGCCATGCCCGCCTGTTGCGGGGTTCGGTTGCCTTTGTCCGCGTTGCAAGTTTGGCAAGCGGCGACAACGTTTTCCCAGTTGCTCCGTCCACCCTGTGCCTTAGGGAGGACATGATCTCTTGTCAGCTCGTTGATGTTCTTCTCTTGACCGCAGTACTGGCAAGTCCAACGGTCTCGAGCGAAGATGCTGAGCTTGCCGTACTTGATACGTTGCTTTCGCTTTACGATGGTGTGGACCAAGCGAATGACGGCTGGCATCTTCACCGCAACATGCGATGTGCGGATCTTGCGATCGTAGGTCTCCACGACTTCACATTTCCCCAACGTGAGCATCTTCAATGCTCGTCGCCAAGAGGTAGTGTTGATGGGCTCATAGCCATTCGTGAGTACTAGTGTTCGCATGGTGCACCTCGGGGTCCTCTACTGTTGAGGCCAGTTCATTGTTGCGGCTCCTCGCCCGAGACGGTTCTCGGGCAATGGGTTAGTCGATCATGGTCACGTTTCGATAGCAAAGGGGGGACTCGAACCCCCACGGTCACAAGGACCACCGGGTTTTGAACCCAGCGCGTATGCCAATTCCGCCACTTTGCCTCAATCCAATGTTGTCGCAACAGCCAAAAATGTCTCGCGGAACGCGGGTCGTCCTTCGTTGATAGAATGCAGCACAAAATAGCGCTGGCCCCATATCACGACACCCGGCAGTTCTTTATACGGTGGAATTTGCGCCAAGCTGACAAAGTCACCGTCTACGGTTTCCAAGGTTATCTTGTTCATGGAGCTCTCGTTACACTAAAGTGTGGGCCTCCATCGGCGCCGAACCACGCGACGCCGAGCTCTTCTTCCTGGGCATTTTTGATCGTCCAGAGATGACCTCGGTCGTCATCATAACGGATATGGTGTGCCGATGCACTATCTCTTCTGATACGTTTGACGAGACGCAAGATCTCTGTCGTATCTTGTTTCGTTACTCTCATTTGACCAGAGGGGGAGTCGAACCCCCACGGCATTTCTGCCGGCAGCCTCTCAGACTGCTGCGTCTACCAGTTCCGCCACCTGGTCGAATCTATCATCGGGACGACTGGATTTGAACCAGCAATCTTTCGGCCCCCAGCCGAACGCCCTACCAGATTGGGCCACATCCCGTTTATCGGAGGGGGGAGTCGAACCCCCACTCACCGGATTTTAAATCCAGTAGGTATGCCACTTCCCGTCACTCCGACACGAGTGGTGGTATCCAGAATCGAACTGGCTTTCACGGCGTATGAGACCGATGAGGATCCTATTCCTCCCTACCACCAAGTACCGAGGAGGGGAGTCGAACCCCTACGGTCTTTCGACCACGAGAACCTAAACCTCGCGCGTATACCAACTTCGCCACCTCGGCATAAATGACCCCGGCAGGACTCGAACCTGCGTAGACCGCTTTCGTAGAGCGGCACCCATCCATCTAGATCACGGGGCCGTATCGGCGTAAGTCACCACGCAGTGGCAATTCGCACCTATTACTTCTTGTCGCACTCGTGTACATTACTTGAAAAACAACCGGCACGAGGAGTGCAACCTCGTACCGTAGGAGGAAATTTCGGGATGACCTTGTTCATTTTCTTTGTGCTCAATCTCAGTATTTCAATCTTCAACGCCTGGGGCGTCGGCCATACTTGGGACTCCACCAAGGCAAAGGGCGGCTTCGCTCATTTCATGAACTGGATGGGCGGCACGATGAGCGCTTGCGGATTCACCTGGTGCTACATGGTGATCCTTGGTTTCATATGCATCAACATCACAACAACCGACGAGGCGACAAAAGCCACAACCGTGCTGCTCGATCCGAAGACCTTGCAAGCCTTCGCTGACTTAGGCTACATCGTCATCATCCTCCCCATCCTTGGCAGTGGCCTAGCGATCACTATCCACTCGTGGCGCGCTCTGGCGAGACGCCGTTCAGGCACCGACATGCTGATCACCGGCTGGAACACCTTCGCTCAAATCAACAACATGATGTCCGCCGCACGCCACCTGCCCGGCGCCTTTGACCGCACAGGCGATTTCTTCAGCGGGGACAACAGCAACGGCAAAGACAAACTCGTGCTCATCTTAGTCGCCGTTGCAGTGTTTGGTGGCATCCTGACGACTTACGGAATCGTGCAGTCAGTCAGAAAGAGCGTACGACTCAACGACCGTTTAAGAGCTTAGCCGGACGGGCAAGCATCACGTTGAATCCGCCAAACTCTGTCAGAAACTTTTCAGCGTCGATCCAGTACTCGGCAGGCGAGCTCTTCGCGCTGCAGCTCACCAGTATGGAGTGCATGTAGCGACCGGCGCCTTCCACTGTCGGATGCGGTTCTATCCACTGCTTCACACCGCAGATAAGCACTGCATGATCGGTGTCGACGAGCGGGCCACCGCCATCAAAGCTGATCGACGCCAAGGCGTAGTAGCCTGCATCGATCGCCATCTGCACATATTCGAACCAGGCCATGCTGTTGGCCCAACTCGGGTGCCCCCACGCCGCCTTGCCGATGCGCTCTACCCACATGGGCATGTCGGTGACGACACGATCAAGGAGCCCTTCGTTGTGCGCAATCTCGAGAGCCGTCCGAGTATCGAAGTAGCCGACACTGTCCTTGTCGTTGAGCAGCTCAGCCACCACCAGCTCCAAGGAGAGGCCCGTCACGCCCGCCAAGACGCAGGCAGCGCAATCACCACCCTCAGACAGTGCTGGCACCGGCTGGGGCACTACACGCCGCTCTAGGACTACTTCGTACTGGTCTTTGATGTCGACGGCCATCTCGAGCTCCTAGTGGGCGTGGAGGGTGTCGAACCCCCTACCTTCTGCATGTCGCGCAGACGCTCTTCCGGTTGAGCTACACACCCAAAGATGATACCTTGTGCGTTCCCCTCATGCGAACGAGTGGATGGTGGAGGGCACATCGCCCCTGACGCCTCCCGGTAAGAACCGGGGGGCGTTTTTTCTTGATCACCGCCAGAAGGATTCGAACCCTCATGGCAGGTTCCGAAGACCTGCGTCCTTTTCCGTTAGACGATGGCGGCATGATGGGAGTGAGAGGATTCGAACCTCCGGCCACTTGCGTGTAAAGCAAACACTCTTCCACTGAGTTACACTCCCAGGCTGTCTCTGCGTCCTAGAGCCGGTCAGGCACGCCCTCCGGTTAGGCCCAGGGCAGCCGCAGCCATTGCTGCTGCCCTGGCATTATCGCTCGACCTCGGCAGGACTCGAACCTGCACATTGACGGTTTAGGAAACCGTTCCCTTCTCCATTTGGGCACGAGGCCATTACAATCCGTAGAGCTCCGCTGCAATCTCTGCGTTCGACATTCCGCGTCGTGCCATCTCGGTGCGCACGGCGTTAACTAGTAGAGGTCGACACGAGAGGTTTTTAGCTGCAGCAAATGTGATTGTCAGGTAGCCAATCATTTCCATGACGCACATCTTGTCGATGCGCGTAACGCATTTCCTGAGCTCTTCGTTGATGGCGTCCAAGTCCCCACTGCGCAACAAGGTGTCAATCCTGTTGTAGAGCTTGTCCAGATCGTCGTCGGTGTAAAAGTCGGCCATCCACGTTCACTTTCTCATCAGCGCTTTTTCATCAGCGCATTTGCACGGTATCGGTGTCAACCCCTGCGGGTGGCCTGCTGCGTACAGCAGGACGGGGCGTTTGCAGCTGGAACAAACGTAGCAGTGCGCACAACCCCACGGTCGGCCATGGCAGTATATGCAGCTACATCGTCGGGCGTCTCCGCGACAACCCGGTTGCTCTTTCCAATCCTCTTGCCACTCATGCATGTCACGCAGCGTAGCACGAATTCACTCTGCCCAGGAATCGAACCTGGCACAGCTAGCTTAGAAGGCCTGCCTGGCATCCTTACCGCAGAGCAAAAGAGAGTCCACTCGGAATCGAACCGAGGATTGGCCGCTTTGCAGGCGGCTGCCTTACCGTCTTGGCTATGGACTCAAAAGTGGACTTGGCAGGATTCGAACCTGCAACCACATTAGCGAGGGACGCGATCTCCGCCACACTGCTGGGTCCAACAATGTATTGGACGCCCCCGGTGTCCGCCCGCAAAGTCCACTCCCCATGATCAACTGGTTCGCTCGCTTCGCAGGGGCACAGCCGCCGTTCCATTCGGCCACAAGCCCATAAAGCCACCAACAGCGCAGAGTGCTCCGTCGCACATTGAGGTCCCACTGCGACATGAACTCGCAGTCTCCACCTCTGCGGTGACTACAGGGCACCAGGGAATCGAACCCCGCATCCAACCGGTTTTGGAGACCAGTGAGCGTAACCCAGCGCGTACCCTACAAATGCGGTACTCGAATCGCGAAAGTACCTCGTTTACCTATTGTAGTACCCCATTAATTCGGAGAGCCGACGATCGGAATTGAACCGATAACCTCCTGCATACCAAGCAGGCGCTCTGCCTATTGAGCTTCGCCGGCAGATTGTAGTAGTGTGTCCACGGAGGACAAAAATGAAAAGCTTGAACGATGCGATCAATCACGCCGCACAAATCGGCGGCGAGAGCGACGACGAACGAGGACGAGAACACCGACAACTGTCGTTATGGCTGCAAGAGCTGCGACAACTGCGGAAGGTAGAAGCAGACAAGAACTTTGACCTGTTCACGGGTCGCTTGCTGCAACGAGGCTGGCGACTGAGTCCGGATGGCAAACCACAAATCATCAAGGGTGGACACAACCCTGTCAGTATCGAGGTGTTGCGGATTATCGCCGCTGATTTCCTGACTTACTCGGTGCACCAGCTGGAACAATTAGCGAAGGTGGCAGACGGTACCAAGGCATCCCCCATCCCGGCCGAGACGTCTGAATCATCGCCTCAATCGAATGACTCGTCGGACGATCGTTCAGAGCCGCCGACGTCAGTGCAGCCAGACGCGCCCGACGTTCAGGACGCATCCGCCGAATAGCATCGCCCGGCCCACCCTTTTTCATAGACCAAATCATCGGGGGCATTTGTCAATGGTTTGGAGAAGTCGGGAATCGAACCCGAGTCCAGAAACGCGTCATGCAGAGATCCTACAAGCTTAGTCGCTGATTTAACCCCCGAGAGCGCCCAGCGACAGGCTCCACACGGTTCGTTTCTCGTCTGCATCTCGGAACCGACCCGACGAGGACTGCCGGCTCCTAGACCGTTCAATGACGTCTCATCCACCTGTCACAGTCAGGAGGGGTGGCGAGACGAAGCTGCACTAGGCAGCTTGAGCCATAGGCTCCGCGTAAGCGTTGTCATTGGCGTTTGAACTTGACCAGTCTTTTTCACGAGGTGACCAATCATTCCCCGGCTTGCACTCTTTCACTTCGATCATCCCTGTCGAAACCTTTTCATCCCCAAAAACTATTTAGTAACCTCCGCAACCCGGCTTTGACATTCCCGAGACGCGAAACAATTTGAGCACTGTTGGTGGAAACAAATCGTAGAGCTGTCGGAGGGTAACGTCTCCGGCGTCACAGATCTCCCGGACACTAGGCACTCGATGGCGTTCTCGATGGAATTTTCTGACGAGTCTGATGAGCCGCCAGTGCGCATGTTCGAGCTCGATCGCTTCGAGGACTGCCAAGGCCTCAGCAATCGCAAACGACCAGTCCGTCGATCTGATGAGAAACCCAAAACGGTCTACCTCAACTTTCTGTCCGGCCAGCGTCAACCAATGTTGGTCTTTAGGTGTCAGCATAGCACGTTAGGTCAACAACTCGTCCAGACGCATGTAAGCGCTGACTATGGTGAGCCCGCTCTCGCGCAGCTCACAAGTATGACTGAACGGCACGTAGCCCCACTTGCGCACCCGCACAACGACAGTCTGGACGGCGAGCTCATCCATCGGTACTTCAACAATGCCATCCACAACGCCATCAGAGACGGTGGAGCCAAGAAACAATTGGCGCCCTTCGGTATGTTCGAACACGCCTACGTTAGCGCCTTCGACGCAGTTGATGATTTTGAGGACTCGTGGAGCTTGTTCTGCGGCAACCTTGGCGGGCAAACCGGCAACAACCGCCGCACCGACACCGAGACCTATCCGTTTGAAGAATCCGCGTCTACTTTTGTCCACTGGACTCCTCCCTGTCCGCCGCCGCTGCGACGGTGAATCCTCGCTTTGCGGCTTCTAGCTCGCACTTAACGCAAAAAGACTCTGGAATGTGCGCGACCTTTTTGTCCCATGCGCTCATTGGCATCTGTGTGTCCCAGCCAACCTTTGCGCCACACAGCGCGAAACCAGCCCCTCCACCATACTTTGGTTCTTCACCGGGCTCAAGGATCCGCAGGTGGTAGCTCCACGTGCTGGACGCCGTCTCGGCGATGATCAAGCGTCGTAGAGGCGCCATCAGCTGCGTGCCACGCAGCCGTCAAGGCTGCCGTAGGCCTCTTCGAGGCAATTGAGCAGGAGCTCCTTGATCGCAGGCTCGTCAGGCTTGTAGGGCACCGCATTGGAGGTGGCGTAGAGTTCTTCGATTTCAACTTCCAACTCCGCGCAACGTTCGACGATGACTTCGTACGAGTACTTTGCGGAGCGAATCTCGCGTAGGTACTGGGCGAAGACGAATTGCATGTCACCGTCGGCAAGCAACTGGCGGACCTGCAAGCACAACCGTACGGCATGGTACGCGTGCTTCAGTGCCTTGACCTGTCGCGCGTTTTGCTTGAACGTCGCTATCTCGCCTTTTTCGGCTTCGTTCTCTGCAGCCAGCTTTCGCATCTTGTCCAACTGACTGTGAGCAAATCCGAGGTAGCGATGCTTGGCGCCTTTGTGCAAGAAGAGCTTGCGACGTTCAAGCACCATGTCGGCGAGTTTCGTGCGGAAGGTGATCACGTCCACAGGAACGAACAAGCAGTCCAACACGTTGGGCGTGTTACGCATGGCGTGACTGAAGAACTCGATAATCGAGTAGATGTTGAAATCGAACTTGGCGACGCCAGGTGACATCGGCTCAAGGTTGTGACGCCAGGTGACATGCGGCTGTTGCCACAACTTGAAGTTGGCCACTTGCTTGTCAAAGCCGGGGATCACACCTTTGAGGTGCGTGAAGACGTCTTGCTTCTCCGGAGTGCAGAATCCGTAGATGTCTGCGTCGCTCTGGTCGGTGGAAACCCCGTAGGCATGTGAGCCCATCAGCGTCTCGAACTGCAGGCCAGAGACTACACAAGCAGGTGGCTCGACAGTTTTGGATTTGACGAGACGTCTGACGTGGCTTTGTGTTGGGTGTGGCATTTAGACTTCTCCCCTTTTTGCGCTCCGATGGCTTCTCGGATCGCCTTGTTGAGTCCTGACCCTACCATCTCAAAGGCCGCAGCACCATTGGTAAGTGCTCTGCGAAGCCTAAGAACAGCGCGCTCGGCGACGTTCTTGCGCTTGAGATCTTTTGGCGTCAACTCGACAGACGTCACGAGCTCCGGCAGCGCGTCCTTGACGGGCGGGTTGACCTCAAAGGTGACGCGCATGGTGATAACGACTGGCTTCTTCGCCATTGTGCATTCCTTCAGCAAGTGACCTAGACGGGACTTGAACCCGCTATCTTCAGCTTGAAAGGCTGACGGCTCTACCAGTTCGCCTTCTAGGTCAGTACGTCCCTGACGGGATTTGAACCCGTGTCTCCGGCGTGAGAAGCCGACATCCTTGGCCGCGCTAGACGACAGGGACAACGTGAGGGTCGCTTGGGATTCGAACCCAAAACCATCCGGTTAACAGCCGGGCGCTCTTCCTCATGAGCTTGCAACCCAAATCGAGAACAAGAGAGTTGACTCTGGAGTTTTACGTGCTCTACCGCTGAGCTAACACCCCCCAGTTTGGAGTGTGCAGGATTCGAACCTGCGGCCTCGTCCTTAGCAGGGATAATCCAAAATCTTTCGGTCCTCGAATTCTCTGGCGGGGGATTCGAACCCCCTCCTCCGGCCCCTAAAGCGATAACCCAACACAAGCGGTCCATCAAGATGAACAAAAAGACGCGCTGGATGTTTACGGCGCTCGACCATCCGAGCTCTCCAGAGATACTACAAAAGCCCTCGACCAGACTCGAACTGGTCGCCTGCTGCTTACAAGGCAGCTGCTCTACCGTATGAGCTACGAGGGCAAACAAACTTACTCTAAAAACCCCACCTCACGATCACGTGCTCAGCACCGCCGAGCTACGTAAACGTAGTGAGCCCGTATCAGGACTTGAACCCGACTCCCCGACTTACGAGGCCGGCGCATCGCCGTCAATGCTTTACGGGCGCTAACGTTGAACCAGGCGCCCTGTCCCTCTGTACGGCACAGGAGCCCAATGCGACCGATTCAGTCGATTGATCAAGTCAGTCGCTGCTTGTGAATCCGGTGACGCCAGAAACACCGTCCTGAAGTACGTCACAGCCTGCTGCACTGCGACGTTGTCGTCCAACCGTGGCAAGTTGTCGAAGCCATCTTCGTCGAGCTCCGGTTCGCCGATTTCGGCCAGCACCTGCAGCAATTCAGTTTCAGCTTTGATTCGCGTGCGGACCAACGACACCCAGGCTTTCCGCAGAGTCAAAACCGGATTCATCTTCGGTTTCTTCTTCTTTTTCATGTTGTGACCTTGGAGAGAGTCGAACTCTCACCCCCGTTGCGAGGACCAGATTCTGAATCTAGCGCGTCTACCTATTCCGCCACAAGGTCAAAATGGATGAACGAAGAAATTTGCTTGGATGACGAGATTTGAACCCGTCTAGCTTTACCGGCGAACTAGCCGGCTGCTTAACCAGATAACCCAAGACAAGCGGTCCATCCAAAAAGCGAGAGAGAACAAAGGAAACGACTTGGAGTTTCAAGACGGGCGTTCTGCCGACTGAACTATACGGGCTAGGCCCGCAGCAGGACTTGAACCTGCGACTTCCCGTTCCAATAGATAATCCAAATCTGCGGTCCTCTCTATCGGGATGGCGAGAGTCGAACTCGCACAACTCCTGGCCCCGAACCAGGCGGCTTACCATCAAGCCCTCATCCCGAGGTATGTGATTGTTGTTTAGGAGTCGATCGTCCAGGTGCCAACGTAGGACAACGCAACCCACTCAGTGGCATTGACGGCGACAAGAGTGATTGTCTCGCCGATTGTTGTACCTTGAATGTAGCCAGCGGAGGCGCTGACTGCAGTATCAATACGAATTGTGTCGCCGGTGTTGGCGTCGATTCTGATGCCGTCGCCATCGATCGTGACGAACGAGTACTGCAATCCGGCGACGGCCGTCGGCAACGTGAACGTCACCAATCCAAGTGCGCCCTCATTGGTGAAGACGACCAAGTTGTCCGCCGAAGTGACACCGTAGCTAGTGTCCTTGACGCCAATGTCGACCCCAGGGACGACCCATGAGCCAGTGCCATCAAGACGCTGTCGAGCGACGTTGGGCGCCTTGGGGGTGAGTCCATGCAGCGACGTCGACACATCCAGGTCGGTGGTATCATCAGGTGCTGCGAGATCATCGAGCTTGATCGCCAAACCGAGGTTGGACAGCTGCACCATCTTCTTGACGTTGGCTGCGGCGCTGTCTTCGATCAACGCCATATCGGCACCAACCGGCGCCGTCTTTTCAGTGATGGCACTAATCTCGCTGGCGGTGTCGTCATGGATAGCGGTGATATCCCCGCCGCCTGCCCCGCCACCTGTCCATACGCCTATGACTTTATCGACGTAGTACTCAGTGTCATCCGTCTGCACGAGTGTGATCGACGCGCCAATCTCGGTGGTCTCGAAGAAAGTACCCGCCGATGGCTGCAACGGGTAGCAAGCAGCTTCATATCCTGCGTCTCCTGGGTAAATCCGCAGTCCGAAGCTCGTTCGATTTTCCAGCGTCAACGGCACCGGCTCCAGCCACTGCCGATAGAGGTAGATGTCAGAACGGGATGCTGCCCCCTCGTTATGAATCTTCGTCACAAGAGGCGCGTACATCGTCGTAGCCCCGCCCGGCACAACGCGAGTCATCACGCCAAAGCTGTCCTTCACCTTCACGCCCCCGTTTTGGCCAGCCATCATCAGCTCAGGGGCCATCCCCTCCCACCTTATAGGATCGATCAGATGAAGGTTCTGGAGGCCGGTTCCTACGACATGAAACGCATTAACTACTCGTGGAGTTTCGCGGTCGTCTATGCAGATCGGATTGCGGATTGTACAGTTTCCGCGCGTACCTGCACCATCACCAGCCTCCGAATAGAAAGCGATGCCCGATCCGTATTTCCCCGATGCCTGATCAACCTCGTTTGGATTACGACAAAACGGATAATCGATCAAAATCGCAGGAGTATCGACCGCGTGCCAATTGCGCACCTCAATCCCGTTCGCTCCGGGAGTGTCGCTGTACGGGTAGCGCACAGTGATTGAGCCATCTAGGAGGTAGCTAGCCGATGTAAGCGCGTGGCTCAGGGATAGTGAACTCCCAATTGATCCAGCAGCATCATCGTGGTGGTTATCGATTTCGATCTTGATCGTCTTGTCAACGTTGATGAGCGTCGCCAAAGATACAAGCATTCCACCATTGGTGTTGCCACTCGTGCGAATGTTTCGAAGCACAACATTGTAGAGATCGTCGGCTGTGGTGTTGGGCTCGATATCCACTCCGAGCTGTGGATTCACCCCGTTGGCGTTTGTTATCAGCGCCCCGTCGATCAGCAAGTCTATTGACGATGTGATCGTTAGGTTGTTTCGGCGGTTGTTATTGAGGGTGACATTCGTAAGCGTATTACCGGTGCCGCCGTAAATAGCGATTCCGTCCCCCCAGCAGTCACTGACTGTAGGGTTGATGATCGTGCAGTTGTTTCCGGACAGCACAATTCCATGCCCGTGCTCACCTGTGCCGCCCGTATGGGTGGTGCGATCCCCAACTACCGTCGGATTGATCAAGGTGATGCCATTCGCCGTCAACTCGAGGCAGCGGTACGCATCCTGATCGTTGGTGATGACCTGAAACACCGCACCGTCGAGGAACTCGATCACAACGCCAGCTGGCGGTATAAGCTTGGTGACCGCATTGATCATGTAAGTTCCAGGCGGGACAACCGCTCTGACCGTTTCGCTGCCATTCACGCCCACAGTACGATTTGGCGGAAGGCCATCCAAGCAGGCTTGGATGGCTGCAGTGTCATCAGTTACACCATCGCCAGTGGCACCGTATCGTCTAACGTCCATCGTGTTGCTCCCTAGTTGTAGACCCAGTTGATCTCTAAGAACTCAATAGCTACACCACCAGCGAACCCTGTCGGAACTCTTGCCCACAACTCGATAGCAAAAATCTGGGTATTGTCTGCTGGAATGGAGGCTGGTGATATTCCAGGATCGGAGATTATGACCGCCGTAGTCGCCACCAGACCGGTCCACTCCTTCACAGTGGCTGTGCCGCCTGCGTCAAAAATCACCTTGATCTCGGCTGTGCCGGGCGTCCCTACTGCGACGTACTGCAACGCCAGATGAATATTGGATAGCTGAGCGATCGTCTCCGAGGGGAGCAGTGTGTACCAGGTTTTCAACAAGACGTAGCTGGTGCTCGTAGTGCTCAAAGACGCTTCGCCGTCAGTCCCCCAATGAATGCCGTGTCGCCAGTAGTTAGGTGTCGCCCCTACTACTGTTGAGCCGACGCGTTTGAGATAATCCCCATCGGCTACTGCACCTACAGTCAGGCTGGTCGGACCGGTCGTCGTAGTGATCGCTGCCACCGCTGGACCTGGATATGTGCCGCTGAGGTCGCCACTCGCCGAACCATTCGGCGGACGACTTGCAGAATCGTAATCAAGGTCGCCGCCAGTTATGATGGCATTGAGCTCGGCTAACGTATTCGCGTTATGCGAGTCAAGGTCATGCGCGCCAGGTACACCGCCTGATGGCGCCGCCCACGCACCGTCTGCACGCAGAAAGTTTGCCGTCCCACCGCCAAGTTTCGGCAACAAACCGTGCTGAACGATAGTAGCGTCAAGATCGGTGTTGTCGTCAGGGGTGGCCAAGTCGTCCAACTTCGGAGTGGCCCACGCGGCGAGGGTAGTCGAAGAGGCGACTAGCATCTGCCCTGCTGTCGGGGCCGTTGCACCGGATATCACAACCTCTGTGGTCGCAGTCCGCAGCTTGCTGCCCGTACGGTCGTCGCTGAAGCGCGAATCGCCGGTGTCCACGAGGGTAGCGTCGCTGATTTTGGCATTGAGATTGGCGAGGGTATCGAGGTTGTGCTCGATACCGCCCAAGGCATGCGCTGTCACCGCCATCTCGTCTTGCCACGTCGCCGTGGTAGCGCTGGTCGCCTTCAACACTTGATCGGTTGTAGGCGGTGCAGCAGCCGAAACGACAACCGTCGCGCCGGAGGTCTGCAACCCTGTCGCCTCCCTGGCATCTGACAGGCGAGAGTCCGCAGTATCAATCAACGTCGCATCGCTGATCTTGGCGTTCAAGTTCGCCAACGTATCAGCAGTGTGTGTCGCGCTACCGAGTAGATGGACGGCGGGTGTTGACTCGAGAGCTGTCAGTCTGGCAACAGCGCTGCCAGCCGGCAGATCTCCGTCATCACCGAGCTTCTTTGCCACCGCATCCAGCTTGTCACGTAACGTCGCGATTTGAGAGACGCGCGTCTCATCGGTAGTATTGGACAGGTCTGGCTGCTCCGTGGTCGGAGGCGTCGAGTCCTGCGTTGCAGGGTAATTCGTAGTCCAGTCTATGATGGCCATGCAGCTCTCCTAGAATACAGGCAGCTACACTTTACTAACTAACTGAGATCTATTCAACTCTTCCTGCGGTAGCGTCTGCCCTCCGTCGCTGCTTTCCGCTTGCGAGACGGTCTTTTACGCCCGCCAGAATTCGACGCCGGCATTCCACTGGCTTGCATCCAAGGTGCTCGGGCTACCGAACTGCGTGGCGGAAGGGGTGGAGTCATCCAATTCGGAGCGCGCTTTCGCGACCGACCGGATACAAGTGAAGCTTTCTCTGCAGCAAGTCGATGCCGTTTTTCTTCCTCGGTCTCATGCACGTTGAATCGCGGGTAATTGTACGTCGTCCCGGCCCAATTTACGGCTACATCTCGCACAACGAAAGTCGTAGTAAGATCGCCCGTGACGTCGTTTGTGGCAGACGTGTAATGGTGCCTAGACAGGTTCTGTCGAACAAGCCTTTCAGCCTCTTCGAGAGTGGTGCTCGACTTAATCATCGCTCGGCCTTTGCAAAAAGATCGGCGTATTCGGTCCAACGTAGGAGCCTACAACGTTGAACTCCATGTGCTCCGACGCCATCTCGTGCGTCATGCCGTCGCCGTCCATCAGGAGCTCGACGCACTTGGCGTAGTCGTAGACAGCCAAATACTGATGCGCTTGCCGACCGATGCCGATGAGCGCACTTTCGAATCCGTCCGCGAGCAATGCGCACGGGTTGAGTTGCTGCAACTCCAAAAGAATCTCTGCGAAACCCATTTGAGCTCCTTATGCGGCTGGCCGGTCTCGAACCGGCGACCTTCTGATTGGCAACCAAACGCTCTGCCTGCTGAGCTACAACCGCGTACGGGGATGACCGGATTTGAACCGGCGGTCTCTGGCGTGACAAGCCAGCGTCCACTCCAGGCTGGACCACACCCCCAGGTGCGGTAAACGCCACCTTCCACAGGATGACGCTCACCGCGTTTCATGCAAGAACGAAAAAAGTTAGCTTGGAGAATTCCAAAAGGACGGGAGTCGAACCCGCGTCTCCGAGGGGTGGAGCCCCGGCGCATCACCACAATGCTACTCCCCCACAGTGACGGGGGAGGGTAACCCAAACAATCGGTCCTTTGCACAACGGAGAGAATGGGAATCGAACCCACCTGGCACCCTCGGTACCATGACTGCTTTCCAGACAGCTGCCACACCTTGTGACATCCTCTCCAATCAATTGAACGTTCGCGTGAAGTCGATCTGATGCACGTAGCGAGGCTCCATGACTCGCTTCATCGTCTCTGCGTCGAGATGTTGGAGCAGCTCTCGCTGCGCTGAACTAAGCGCCGCAATCTTCTCACCTGGCACCGTCGGCGCCTGTCTCGTCGTCCAGAACATGCCGTCTTCCATCGCTGCTCGCGTCAGCTCCTCCATGAGCTTCGCGGCGAGCTCGGCTTTGGTTGGCGGCGGTGCGTGGTGCCGACGATCGATGATTTTCATATCAGTCTTCTCCCCTGAGAATCGCATCAGACCGTTGCATTGCGAACTCGAAGATGGCGTCCCGGTCAGCCTGAGGCAACCGATGCAAGACAGAAAATCGCGGGTCGACCTCACACGCTGCCGCCTCCGCTTTGGCTTCTGTGACGTTTCGTTTTGCGTAGCGCGGCCACGATGGGAGCTCCTGCACCCACTTCCACAGTGGGTCCGACTTGACCAGCGTGACGAGATTATTGGCGGCCTCTTGGTAACTGTCGCCGTAGCCGACTGCGCCCTACAACCACCGCAATCCGCTGGACGCCAACTCGGGATTGTCGTCGCTGGAGATCATGAAACCTCGCACCTGCATCGGCGTAGGTTTGACGTCAATCAGCACCATCAAATATGCGTGCGGGGAACTCATGTTTGTTCTCCTACGGAAGACCGGGGAATCGAACCCCGCAAGTATGTTTCAACTCCACGGTGTAGCAGACCGCTCCTCCACCTTGAAGGGTGTCTTCCAGTTTTAGCAGGGGACGTCTTACCACTAGACGACCGATGTGCAGCAACCAGGCAGGAATCGAACCTGCGTTTTCCTCTTCTAGCGGAAGCCGGAATCGAACCGACATCTACCGGAATATGAACCCGGCCCCTTGCCAATTGGGTATTCCGCATCACACCTCAGTGCGAGCAACACCGCACACGATTCTATGTGCATGGGATTTGCTGACACCTATTTTTTTCGCGATAGCGCCGAAGGATAAACCAGTCTCACGCAACCGATGCACCTCTCGTACTATATCCGTTTTGTATTTGAACGAGCCCTCACTCATTGCCGCTGTTTTTATTCGATGACAGCGACCACAACGCACATCGCATTTTGCTAACTCAGCTTCACGTCTGGCGCGTCTCCACCCAAAAACCCTGTGCGATACTTTCTGCGACGGGTCGCGATGATCAAGTTGCAAATCGTCTTCCGTAGCGCAATCGACACAGCGCTTGGCTGCAAACCATGCATCCCGACGCGCCTTGTACCAGGCCCGATAATAAGCTAGCTGCGCGTCATAATTCTTGTAAGGCATACCTGCGACATTACACAATCGTCCCTACGTTGGCAATAACCGTACGACCTGACTCCCCTATCCTGCAAGCGGAAGGAGGGGGAGTTGAACCCCCAGACCGGGTTTCCCTGGTCGACTGTTTTCGAGGCAGCGAGGCTTGCCAATGCCCAACCCTTCCTAGTCGAATAATTCTTGAAGCTCGTCGACGGGTCGTCCGTCATCCATCATTGACATGAGCAACTTGCCGACGCCCGGTGTGACATCCATCCACATCCGCACTCGAGCGGTAACGTACCTGCTATCGAAGCACTGCAGATCTTCTACTTTGACGTCGAGTGCCTCTGCGATGTCTCCGATTCGATTCGTCGACCGCCGGTCCTGCTCGAGGTCTGAGATAAACGCAGCGCTCAAACCGATCTTGGCGGCGAGCCCACGAATCGTAAGACCGCGCGCGTTGCGGAGGTGCCGCAGAGCCGAGCCTAAAGTGGTGATTGATGCAGGAAATTGCGTAGCCATGCCAGCTACGGTAGCTGACATGGCCTACAGAGTCAACCGTAAAGGCACTAGGCCTTGGTGGTCTTGAGCGCTGCGGGGTCGTTGGCTGCGTAGTTCGAGCCGGCGACGCCTTCTTGAATGACGTTGGTCGTATCGGCAGCGCTGTGCGAGGTCGCCAGAGCGCGATGCGCTTCGTAGTCGGTGCTGAGCTCATTGGCCAACGTGACCAAGGTAGCTGCGGTTGTAGCGTCCGCTGCCGCGACGATATTGGTGACGTCGTCGTTGGTGTGGATGGCTGCATTGTCGACATCGGGCTCGGTGATGCCGTTGACGGCGTCGGCGCCACCGTGGACGGGGCCGGCGGTCAAGATGATGTGAGCGTCGTGGTCGACGCTGTACTCGTTGAGCAACGTCTTCAACGTAGCGAGGTCCGATGCGTCGGCGGCAGCGATCGTGTTCGTCGCGTCTGGGTTGGTGTGCGTTGTCGCGAGAACCCGGTGGGCTTCGTACATCGCTTTGAGGTCGTTGGCGCGCGTGATGGCGGTGGCGAGGTCGGTCGCGACTGCGGCCGTGACCACGTTGGTGGTGTCTGGCGAGCCGTTGTGGACGGAGCCGGTATCATAGACCCGGTGCGCTTCGTACTGCGTGACCTGGTCGTTGACGAGCGTGATGGCTTCTTCGAGGCTGCTGAGGTCGAGGAAGTGGGCGTTGATCTGAACTTTGAGATCGTTGGCTAGCGTGTAGCCTGATGCCAAGTCGGTAGCCACGGGCGCCGTGACGACGTTCGTGGTGTCGGCGTTCGGGTGGCTCGACGTCAGCGCCATGTGGGCGATGAACTTGGCTCGAATATCGTTGATGAGCTCGAGAGATTCATCCAGGGACATCTCCGAGTCAAGTTGCGCGGTTACCGCCACCAAGGCCGTTCGAAGCTCTGCGAGGTCGTCGGCGACGTCGCGGAGACACAAAGCCAAAGATGGTTGTGAATCTGTGCCGGTAGGGTCGAGGCCTGTTCCGCCGGTGCCATAGTTGTCAGGGATTGCTGCCATTGGAATCCTCCGTATAGATTGGAATAACAGCGAGATTACACCAGATAGAACGAAGGTCGTCAAGAAAAAACGGGGAGTGCAAGAATCGAACTTGATAATCGATTACGAGCGGTCGCCTAGCGTGGCAACAAGGATATGCAATCGAATGCCCCCCATGGAGCAGCATTCCCTAATACTTGAGCGAGTGATCGGATTCGAACCGACTGCATCCAGCTTGGAAGGCTGGCGCTCGACCATATGAGCTTCACTCGCGTGGTCAGGAGTTCAGGGCTCTCACCTGACTCGTCACCTGCAGGCGAGACGTGTGTTAGAACACCCTCCTGTTGCTGCGCCGGGATGGATTGCCAGACCTGCGCCTTGGCAGGTCTCCCACGTGGGGCCTAAAGCGGTCCCGGACCACAAGACACATCGGACCATTGGTCTTCACCATCAATCCATTTTTCAACCCACGATCTGCGAGCAACACGTCGCCGCCCCAGTTTCGTAGACCGAAGCTCACCACGTTGCATGGCGAGATATATTTTACGAAGACTAACTACTCCAGCCAACAGCTCACGATGTATGGCTTCGACACTCATTGGCGGATCTGCACTGTCTGGTGTTTGCTGCACTGAACTCTCCTATTGACTGCACACAGCATCAACCAATGCACGAAGGATTCATAGTGACAGAAATGGGTTCCCTTTTTTGTCCTAGTGGAGATGCGGGGTCTCGAACCCCGGACCTTCTGTCTGCCAGACAGATGCTCTCCCAGCTGAGCTACATCCCCATGGTGATCGCGTGCAAGTCGGTCCAGCAGGAAAAAACCGCTGAAAGTTGTTTGTACGCTGTGCCGGTAGGGCACGCGATCTAGTGGAGCCAGCCGGAGTCGAACCGGCGACCTCCTGCTTGCAAGGCAGGCGCTCTCCCAATTGAGCTATGGCCCCAAGAATGTTTGAGCCTGGACAGGTGATGAACCCGACCAAAGCCAAGGCGAAGCTGATGCACGCTACGTCCCAGCCGTCAGACCGCATGTGCATCACGCAGCCTGTGCAACCCAAAAAAGTTGACGAACAAGTAAGTCGAGCGTGGAAGTACATGGGGCTGGATTCGAACCAGCGACCTCCCAGTAGCTAAACCGGGCATTCTACCAATTGAACTACCCGTGCGATAATCCACTTTGCTCTTCGGTCCGTCTTGGGTAGATGACGGGAATCGAACCCGCTACGACATGCACCACAAACATGCGCCTCGCCTATCGGCCTCATCTACCATAAAATAGATCTGGGCGGAGTTGAACCGCCGACCTCTCGCTTATCAGGCGAACGCTCTAACCAGGGCTGAGCTACAGATCTAGAATGCGAACAAGTTTTACACGATCGGATTGGCTTCTTTGGAAAAGGGGTAACCGGTCGCTGTCGGTCCGCAAATCGTAAAATATTTTTGATGAACAAAGAGTAGACGCTGGAGCTTTTTCCCGTCCAACGGCCCCGCAGTTTTGGGGCCCCGAGGAATCGAACCTCAGTCGTTCAAATTATCAGTTTGATTGATTACCCAACATCAAGCGGTCCATCAAAGTCGGGGTGAAAGGATTTGAACCTTCGACTCTCTGCTCCCAAAGCAGATGCGCTTCCAGGCTGCGCTACACCCCGAGTAGAAATCCGAGACTGGGATTCGAACCCAGATAAACAGCGTCAAAGGCTGTCATCCTACCGTTAGATGATCTCGGAACAAGATGGCAAGAGGGAGAATCGAACTCCCGCACGCGGATTTTCAGTCCACTGCTCTACCGATTGAGCTATCTCGCCGTAAAGTGGCCCCACCTGGATTTGAACCAGAGACCGCCCGGTTATGAGCCGGATGCTCTACCAGACTAAGCTATAGGGCCACAACGCGAGCCATTACGGCCTTTCGGCTAGACTCACGTGACCATGATCTACTATTCGATTATCAAAGAGTGTCGATGCCCTAGATCGGTCGCGCTGCGGACAGCCGCCGCCATGAACATCTATCACACATTCGGGACCAGGGATTTGAACCCCGATATTCAGCTCCAGAGGCTGACGTCCTACCGTTGGACGAGTCCCGATCAATCACCGTCGAAGCATGTGTCGCATAACCGCACGAGTCATGTTTTCTTGCATGGACCCGCCACGAAGCAAATCCTTCGGCACCTTGAACGCGTTGTAGATACCGACGTAGGCTAACGTCACCCGATTGTCGAATTCGGCTAGCAGCTCGTCGCTGATACCCCCGGCTGGAATCGAACCAGCAACCTCGGGATTAAAAGTCCCTTGCTTCTTCCTTTGAGCTACGGAGGCAGAATAACTGATGGCGTCGAGCTTCGGTTTTCGTTCGTGTTCCATCTTTACCTCTCCTCCGTGTGGATGCGGCAGGAGTTGAACCTGCACAGCTCTCACGTCCGGTTTACAGCCGGGTGGGCTCGCCACTTGCCCAGCGCATCCAAAAAGAAAAAGGCCACCGGGTTTTCCCTGGCGGCCTTTGGTCTCGTGTTACTCCTGTCGAGTCCTTAGCCGCCTGGGCCTCCTTTTGGGGTCGCCTGCTCTTGATTGGCCGACGCATAAATGCGCGTGCCGAGCAAGCCCCCCACGGGGAGGATGCAATCGTTCCAACTAAACATCAGATGTGATGTCGCGCTGGATAATGCCGAAGTGGCTATGAGTCTTGATCGTTCCATTTGCTTGTCTACGGTTCTGACCTAATTGGTCGCGCCTGTCAACACCTAAATTTTAGTATGTGAAAAAATGTTGAGTTTTTTTATCACAACGTTATGATGTGCAGTATGGACGAAGCAACAAAAAACGCACTGGCTCCAGGCATCAAAGACTTGGTGATCGAACTCAACGAGCTCGGCTACACTACAACTGATTCTGGTGACGGAAGCAACCTCGCCAAAGGCATGACCTGCGGACTGCACTTTCGCCACGTCTTTGGCCTAGTGGACGACGACGCGGACATCAGAGTCTTCGCAGCCGCACTGCAAAAACGTTACCCCAGAGCACACGTTGAAGTGTCTCACAGGCCCGGTGGCCCCACCCTTTGGGCGTTGTACCCTGACGGCCCAACACAAGGTTAACTGTTGACAGACTAGTACCTGAAACATAAAATGAAAGGCGGTGTGGGCGGGTTGATGCTTACACCATGGCACGAGCACAGATGCCTAACCAAACTAAAACGCGCGCAATCATCTACCAAGTAGCACTGTTCGACTTTCAACCCTTCAACGGGTTTGAGGTCGAGATACCTACTGCGCTGCTGCAACGTTACAATGCGGCGATGAATGCGCTCTCAGATGCCCGCGACGAACTAATCAACATCATCAACCCACAAGCCGCCGCGAGCGACGCAGCGATTGAAGCTCACCGCAAACGAAACGGCCTGCAGCTGCTACCGCCGACAAAGGACCCATCAGATGTCTGACCAACTCTCCCCGATCAAACGACGCTTCAGCGCCAAGATAGTCGTCGACGCGCACACCGAAGATGGCGTCATCCGCATGCTTGAGGACTGCGTGCGGGAAGCGCACAAGCAGTTCGAGCGACTGCAGCGTCCGAGCCCAGAGTTCATGGAGGAAGGCTCAGCCATCCGTCGCGCCTCTGTAGGCGGCGATACCGAGCAAGGCTCCCACGTGGTACACGCAGCCTTCAATCCTGACATGACACCGCAGGCCTTCCAAAACGCCATCCTGGGTTGGATACGCGAGCAAGACGCCGTCGACCCTGACGCGCCGAAGTCTGTGCGGCCTCTGGACGGCAAAGAGTTCCCTATCGCTACAGCGGAGTCCTTCGCTGCGCGAGCTGACACGACCTTCGAAGAGACTGAAACTCTCGGGGAGATGGAAGATGACGAATAAGCCAATCCCAGTAATCCTTGAGTCCCCGCTGACCGGCGACTTCGAGTACAACAAGGCCTACGCACGAGCTTGCATGCGCGACTCCATCTATCGCGGTGAGGCACCCTTCGCGTCGCACCTGCTCTATGATCAGGAAGGCCTGCTCCACGACACCGTCGACACCGAGCGCGAGCTCGGCATCCGGGCAGGCTTTGCCTGGCACGCGCATGCGCGGAAGACCATCGTCTACACCGACCTCGGCATCTCCGACGGCATGCAACGTGGCATCGACAACGCCATCCGTGAAGGTCGCCCTGTCGAGGAGCGCACACTGGGTCCAGACAAGCTGATGACCGTCGATGCGCTGATGCGCACAGACGTGCAACATTGGGATGGCGCCAAGTGGCGCAGGGTCTCCGAGCCCGGCAACGACCGCATGGTCCGCACCAAGCGAGGTGCCTGATGGGTTGGGGTCACTGCGGCTATGATAAAGACGGACGAGAAATGGGTTATTGCGTGGCAGCAGTGTGCGACCACCCTGAGTGTCCAGTGCCGATCGATAGGGGCCTCGGGTATTGTTGCGGCGGCATGCATGAAGGCGAGGGCGCTGAAGATCGCGATGGGGACCATTGGGGGTGCGGAAAGTACTTCTGCGGAGAGCACCTGTGCTTTGCGCCAGGACTCCGTCAACAAGTCTGTCTTGCCTGCTGTAAAGAGTACATGAAGTATAAACCGTGCTGCCCCGAGTGCGAGGCGGCACTGCATTGGTCTGCTCGTGACGCTGTAGCACTGGGTCGCATCGAGTCTGAGATTTTCATGCACCTGCAAGACGACGGTGGCGTATTGATCACTCGATGCCCGTGCTGCGAAGAGGACCTCGACCCGGAACTGCTGGTGCTACCAGAGATGGTAGAGCGCGACATGGGGGTGGCGGTTTAATGGGCTACCGCGCAGACATCACGGCGCAGCTTGATGCGCTTGAAAGAAAGTTCGAGGAGTCCTGCACCGGACACGCTGCAGTCTTCACTGACGGAAAAGGAACCACGACATTGGACGCGCCAATCAAATCACCGGAAATCAAAACACCGCACGACGAGCTCCTTTCGTTTGCCGTGCGGACTGCTCACTTGCCGGACGTCATTCAATATCTCAACGGTCTCTTGGAGTCGGACCGTGATGCGATGTCGTTGCTGTTCAACGCACAGGTCACCTGCAACCGGTCGATGTGCGATCATCCCCGCATCCCGATTCCCGTGCCCATCCGCGAGTACGTGCAGGGGACGTACACGACCGGAGGATTGACGCCGCTCGCCTTGATCAACGGCATGTTCGACTTGATGCCTGGCAATCTGGGGCGCATCTCCGTGGTCTATACGCTCGAGTGCACCAACCGTTGCTTCGTCGACAACCCCGGAGAGGTTCTGCCTCCAGTGACCATCCACGATGACTGCCCCTTCAAATGCGGCGGCCAGGTGGTGCGCGACAAGATCGTTCGCTTCGAAGAGACCAAAGGACCAATCCGTGAGCGGGCCTAGCGCCGAGTACATCGCCAATATCTCGGACTGGGATGCACGACGCATCGAGTACCAGCACCCAGACCGACGACGCCCCGCTGTGCCGTGGACGGTTGGCGTACGCGATACTCCGGAGTTCAACCTTGTCGCGTTCCGTCTGGAGCCACCGACCCCAGAGCTAGCCGCGCTCAATGAGCGATTAGACAAGACGCGCCCTGGACGCGCTTGCATTTACCGTTACGACCGTGCGACAGCACAGACGAGCATTTATATCAGCGAGGCGTACATCGGCTCCTGTGGCTACGTCTACACGTGCGTGATGGTCGACGGAGGACGTTGCTACAACTGCAACAAGCCGCGCCTGTTTTTGCACAACGGACGGAGCAAGAGCGGGATTGCGCCAGACCCACCCCTGCAGCCAGTAGAACACCCCTGCATAAGTGAAAAAGAAAATGACGCCAGCTGATGACTACGAAGAAGGTACACCGCCGCTCTTAAAACCTTCGGCGGTGGCTATAGAAGAACTCGTCGACCAACTCGTGCAGGTAATGAGTTTCTTTTCCCGAAGAGACGGCTACATCGGGCCCCATCGTTACATGCTCGCTCTCGAAAACAAGTGCCTTCGCATGTGGCCGCACCGCTTTTCAGAACCGGACGAGGACGAAGAGCTGACCGACGAGCAAGAACAGTTGCTGCGCCAAGCTGAAGCCCACGAGATAGACGCCAGGCTGCGAGCTTCACTGAACATGCCACTCGGTGCGGGCAAGAGAGCTCTAGACGAAGCTAGACGCCTGCTGGCCGAATACGGGGGCGATGATGACACTGATTGATCCAGCAAAACGAATCTACCGCATCGGGCAGGTCGTGCCACCAGAAGACCTGGACGACCTCGGTTGCGAAAGCTGCGGCTACGAAGACGCGCCATTACAAGTCTACAAGTACCCCTTGGGGCACGCAGCCAGAGACCAACTGCCAGACATGCGATACGACCGTGAGGATGGCCTCTACACGGTGGAGCAGATAGTGTTGCTCTGCGACTTCTGCACGTCGACATTCTGCTCGTCGTCGGTGATGTATCCTAGACAAACACTAGAACCGGGAGGGCATCACGCTACCCGCACACAGAGTGTAGTCGCGTACTCGCACAACGCCATCATGTCGCGTCTCGACCGCATGGCAGCGCAGCAGAAGACGCTACAGAAAGCCTTGACCGCCATAGTCGACTGCTTCGCCGCCGCCCCCACGCCCTTCATCGAGTCGGCGGCGTGGACTGAAATCAAACAAGCGTACGCCACCGGCACGTGTCCGCGCTGCGCTGAACCAATCAAGGCCACGGCACTCGCGTGCGCGGCCTGCGGATGGAACAACGGATGAATAAAAATGAGTGAAGCTTTGTTATTCATCGTCATCATGGTCGTCTTCCTTTGGGCGGTGGCTGGAATCTGCAAACGCAAGGATGGCGTGATCAACGACCCCGAGTACACGCCGGAGGACGACGAACTCTAATGCCCATCTACCGCTACATCGAATGCACGCTGTCACGCGGCATGTTCAGCGCCGAGCGCCTGGTGACGTTCACCATCAACAGCGCAGAGATGCAGTTGTTTGTCAACGTCGACGACGTCATCGTGCGCGCAGGCCAATCGGCGTTGCTGCGAGTTCAGCTGGTCGACTCCGACTACATCAAACTGCCAGGAGTTGGCTTCGATACGCTGTACCCGCGACCGGTCCGTATCGAAGATCCTTCCCAGCTGCACAACGTGCACAACGTGGCGGATTGAAATGCTGGCAGCTCTCGACTACAGCGCAGGGTTCTGGCGACTGCCATGGTGGACGCCTCTTGCGCTGCTGATTTTTATCCTAACCCTCGCACTGGTCTTTTTGATCTGGAGATTCTTCCGTGATCGCGCGGAAGATCGTGCTTTATACAAAAAGGCGTTGACAGTCATGGACGATGAAAGCGATCCTTGCCTGCCTCTGGAGAACGCCATCGCCGACTTGGGATGGACACCAGAGGAAGCAGCCCGCGTCAGAGCCTCGATGGCCAGCTTCGAGGAAATGTGGGACGCACCAGGCATGGAAGCCTACGACAAGATTCAGCCCGACAGCAAACGGGTTGACGAAGCGGATGACGATGAAAGTGCCTGTTCAGATTAGTGCCTCACCTCGCGAACTTCCTCAGTTCGTTTTTGCGGGTGGGATCTATCCACACATATACAAATGTTCAGGTCGGAACCGGTCACCCGGTTTCATTGTACAACCACCTTCGGCTCCGCAAGTCAGGTGCGTAGTGCGGACCCTAATTTCGGAGGGACGAGATGACGATCACAAACAATCGTGGAGAGCTGTTCAGATTGCTGCTACGAGACGCCTATGAACAAAAGACTGTGAAGCTCGCCTCAGGTCGCGAGAGCGACTTCTACATCGACTGCCGCCAGGTGACGCTGACGGCGCTTGGGCACTTCCTGGTGGGACGTGTGTTGCTGCACGAACTCGCCGGGCGCACCCTCGCCGCAGTGGGTGGTCTGGAGCTCGGCGCATGCCCATTGATCAGCGCAGTGTCGACACTGTCCCTGGTGGCCGACGGGGCGCAACCGCAAGCCTACGACGGCTTCTACGTCCGCAAGGCAACCAAAGATCATGGCGCCAAGAAGCTCATCGAGGGCGCCAACGGCTTCATCAAGGGCTGCCCCGTCGCTATCATCGAGGACGTGACCACAACGGGTGGTTCCGCCCTGCAAGCCGTGCAGGCGGCTCGCGACGCTGGCATGGACGTCAAACTCGTGATGACCCTCGTCGACCGCGAAGAGGGCGGCCGAGAGTCCATCGAGCGCTTCGTGCCTTTCCAGGCAATCTTCACCGCATCGGACTTTCGACGAGGCTTCTTGCGATGATGTTTGACGGCAAGTTTGACGAACTGACAGCGACCGTGCTGCTGCGGCTGCGCGCCAATCGGATGTTGACCAGCAGCGAGTTGGCCGCCAGCCTCGACATGAAACGGCACGTGGTGCAACGACGCATATGGCAGCTGTACCAGATGGGTCTCGCGCGTTGTGGGGCGTGGCGTCCGGACTACGATCATTATTACTCGACGTGGAAGCTGTCTGCACATGGCGCACGCGTCGTCACTACCATCAAGGAGATTCTAGGTGCGCATGTTTAAGCAACCAGGCATCGTCGGCGTGGTGTTCAGAGTCGTGAAGTCTCGATTCCCTCGATTGAGTTACTGGCTGCGGTGGCCGAGGACGTACCACTTCTACGCGGACTCCGAGCTTGGCACTGAGGGCGGCAACGGGTCGAAGAAGTCACCAGTCCGCACGATGCAACAGCTGGCCAACGTCGCGCCGAGAGTCATCGACCGCCGAACCGTGTTGCACGCGAAAGGTACGTTTTCGGGTCCGATGGCGATCGAGAAGCACATCCTGACTACAGGTGAGTTGGTGCTCAAAGACTAATGACTCCTCCGACACCCAAAGATCTGCGCGTGCGCGCCGCAATCATAGTCTGCGTAATTTTGCTGGTGTTCGGTAGCGCAGGACTCATCTGGACCATGTGCAACACGCCAGCGCCTGAAATCAAACCGCGATGGCGACACAAAATGCACTGCGAGCAGGTATACCAGCAGTGCGTCGAGAAAGGACCCCAACACCATGTCAAATGAAGTGTTAGTCACCGCCGACGAGAAACACGCGCTCGGCCGCCAATACTCCCACCGTGTTGTGATCGTCATTGCTGACGACAAGTTGCGCATCATAAAGAACCGCGATGGCATGTGCACCGACGACTTGGTTGGTGACTACAACCATCTCTCGAGTCTTCGCGCCAAATGCGTCGAGGAAATAAAGCTGTGCGGCAGCAATTCCAGGGCCGCGTATCGCAAGATTATAAAGTGGATCGACGCCGGGTCTGAGCGATGAAAATCTACGCCGACGAAGAAGGCGCGCTGATGCTTGAAGAAGTCTACAACGGCATCGGCCTCAAGACGGATGCCGGAGTGTTCGCAGTTTGCATGCGCGACAACGGCATAGAGATCAAGCTGGGTGACGGCCCCTGGTACACCTGGCAAGACGCGACCGGCCCCCAATTGATGGGCGGCGACTGTGGATGAGGAGCCACTGGTTCTGCGGTTTCAAGTGGCAGCCGGCCACGGTGTGACCTACCTGCACGAAGAATTAGGAATTGGTCTTGTTGAAGTCGTGAAAATGCAAACCGGCGAACGGCAGTTACGCTACCGTTACCCGCCAGCTGAAGAAGTGAAAAAGGAAGAATAAGCCATGGAAGACACATCAGGCGGAGCAACGCCAGGACCCGAAGAGCGAGAACGTGCCGTAGACCTCTGGCTGCGAGACTGCCCAGAAGAGGTGCAGCGCAGCGTCACTGCACTGCGACTCGAACTACCGCATCCTGTGTGGCGGGACTCGCACTACGTGATCGCCAAGCACTGGCCGCAGCCGGAGCTGCTGGCAAACGCTGCCATGCCAGCACATGAATGTGAGTTTGTGCGCTGCACCGACTGCGGCAAGGATCACGTGCCAGCAACAATGGCATTCGACGCCACGACACATGGCCTCTGCGAGACTTGCAAGATAACCCACGATATCGTCACCGGTCAACGCGACAAAGACGGTGCCACCCTCAAACGCCCGGCTAACGGTTGCGTAGAGTGCTCCTGGCGTTGCTATTTTGGCAAAAGCGACGTCAGCTCTTGCCGACATCCAACATTGGCTGACGAGCCGACACAGCCCCTTGTCACACAATACGTCAAGAATAGTGTTGGGCCCGGCTCACCTGAAGTCGTACCGACATGGTGCCCATTTCTGGTGTGGCCAAAATGAGCGAGTTGAACTTGAACGGCCTCTCCGATGACCACAAGCGGCGAGTGTATCAGTGTAAACGCTGCGAGCGATGGCGGCCCCTGGCCAAGCTCCGTATGCTTGAGTGCCTGAACGGTGGCCCTACGGTGTTCATCTGCGACGACCGCATGCGCTTCCGTTGCGACCAGTGCGAACTGTTCCGTGGCATCCTGTGCCCGGAGGATAACCCGGCAGGAGTGGACCCCATGGCCCTGGAGTGCGACTCGTACGTCAAGGCCGACGGTGTCGTATCGCTAAGACTCCCGGCCTGCACGTTGCCAGGTTCACTTCCAAAAGTGCCAATTCCGCAACCTCCACCATCTACTGTTTCGGAGTAATTCGATGAAGAAATCAATGGCTGTTTTCAGTCAGGAGGCAATCGGCCACGCTAGGTCCTCGCTGACGGCCGAGGAGATGGTGCGCAAGGCGTTTGGCCTGCACTCAGCGCAGACGCAAGCACTGGACGCCGTGGCCGCATTCATGGCGCAACGAGAGATACTCGGAGACGCCCAGTGCCATGCGGCCATCTTTGTCGAGCAGCGCCGGTTCGGCGAGACAACCAACTCCCGAGTACAATGGGTGGCAGAGCGCCTGCTGATGGCTGAGTCCGACTGGAGCAGCCTGGTCATTGTCGTGGATACCGAAGCCGAGGTGCAGCGAGCACATTGGGTCGCAAACAAGCTGAGCACGGCCGGCGACACGTACCGCGCACCGCGAGTCTACATCACAAACGGGAGCAACCAATAATGTACGCAATGATGTACTTTGGCAGCCTAAGGGATGACGGGCACTATCTGCACTACCTCAATGGCGGCGTCGCGGACACTGTCAACTACGCTGGTAGAAAGCGCATGCAGATGCGCGCCTTCGCCGTTGACGGGTGTCTCAGGCAGCGTGACACGCATTGTCAGTGCCCGCGATGTGGGTGGTCTTCTGAGAGAACCAACTTGGAAATCGGACCGTCGTCAGGTGAGTAGATGAGCGCTGAATCTACCGGCACCAGATGAGTGTCATAGCGCTGAGCGTCAGTATCAAAGAGCACTTCGGCGCCACCGTGCCCATCACGAATCATCTTCCACAAGTTGTCGTACAACTCTTTGACGGTCAAGGCCATGTCGAGTCTCCTAGTAGACAACTTCTTTCATCTCTTCTGCAACGCCGATGGAGCCGTTGTCCACGGCCTCGACGAACGCATTGTCGAGCAGCCTGTGAACCATCGTGGTGCCTTGCTCGTCTTCATCGTTCAAGGCGCGTAGCACATCCCTGGCGAACTCCTCTTCGTCTGTGATGTCGAAGCACATGAACTTGCCAGTCTCGTCGTTGTGCACCGTCAGGCGGTCGTCTAGTGGGTGCTCAACGGCCCACTTGAGGATCGAGACGCCAACCCGAATGACGATCTCGTCGTCGACTATCTCAACCTTTAATGGCGTGTCTTTAGGCATCACACTTCCTCATTAGGTTCTTCGAACCCGCGATGAATAAAGTGACAGAACTTGATGCAGTTACCAGTGCCGGAATCAAACCAGACTGACTCCCCAGTAGAACTGAACCCCACCACAACATGAACCGCGCCGAGAGCCGCCACCCGATCGTATATTTTAGGTGCCTCGCCCCCAACGTAACGCGATCCACCAGAATAAACAGCGGCACCTCGATGGCCTGCGGGTAAGAGCTTGGCTGTGCCCTTCCAGTGCGGCTTCGCATCTCGCAGTCGGCAGACACGCTCAGGCATCATTCGGGCCCTGTATCGCCGCAGCCTTGATCAGCCTTGCAGCCGAGAAGCTGCCTATCGCGTCGTCGTATGCCTCAAGAGCTTCTGTGACCTGAGCCATGGATGGCGGAGCATCGGCCTCACCAATACCCTCCAGGTACGCGCAGAAGCGTTCGAAGTCGGCCACCATGATGGCGATGTCACTTTGTGTGGAGGCCCATTCGGCTTCCTTGGTCATCTCTTGCGGCATGTCAGTTGCTCCTGGTTGCTCGTCTCTCCGAGCTGTCACGGTGCCGAATATTACCGGCGTCGAAAGTGGTGCGCTGACTTCACCGAGGCAGCACTAATTTGGCAGGGCAATGCACAAACCCACCGCAGCTGCCCGTCCCAATCACCGTTTAGGGACGCATCCGTTTATTCTGGTAGACCGAAAGAGTGGCGCCAACCCTCAGCGCCGAGAGCGTCCTGCTGGTCAAGCTCGTCGAGCGTCATCTCGAGTTTGTCGAGATGACCAAACACTTCGCCGATCTCTTTCGGTGTCGCCGCACCTACGAGCGCTTTGCCACGAATGGTGTTGAGCTCTTTATCCGTCAAGAATTTCATCGCTCATCCTACGGGCAAAGTACACGTGCCGCCGCTACCGAGATGCGCCTTCTCCCGCTCTCGGATAGTGTCGACGATCTCCTGCAATGATATCTCTCGGCGTGGTGCTGAGACAGTGATGACTCGCCCCTTACTGTCGTAAATGCCTGGGCAGTCGTAGATGGCAGCGCCGCCCCTGTGAGGCTCGAACTCGATCTTGCAATTATGGAAGGTGACGTCCGTCAGCACCTTGCTTGCCGGTTTGGTTGCCGGTTTGGTTGCTGCCGGCGTAGTGAGCGCTGCACCAGTCGTGACGGCTGCTGCAGTGGCTGCGACGCCCCGCAAAAAGTCTCTACGTTTGATCATCTCGCTTCACGTCCTGTTCGTCTTTCCATTCCTGGATTGCCTCGGCCGCTGCGTGGTACTCGGTATGCGCGGCCTCGTAGCGCCTCTTCAGGCTCTCCGGCATCTCGTACGGTTCACTCTCTGGGGGGTAATCGAACTCCCAAGATCCGCAGTCTTGCCATCGATACAGCCGTACGGTGACAGTAGGCTCAAGTGGCATCTTTGTCGTCCAGTCGCCTGCGGAGGTTGCTTAACCGATTGAGCATGGCCCAGCCTGCCTTACAGCGGCCTTTGTTGGCGAGGCCGGCTTCGACCTCATCGACGATGGCATCGATGGCTTGCATGTCGTTCAGGTCTGTGTAGCGAGGATCGTCCACCGTGGGGTAGAACCCGGTGACTGAGTCCAGGCCGCACGACTTGCAGCGTCTTTCCAACGGATCCGCCAGCAGGAGGCCCTGACTTGGCTCAGATTCCATCTCGCCGACCTTGTATCCGCAGTTCCTGCACCCGCCGGCTTTCGCTTCAGCTTGGATGCGTCTGCCGATGCCGGCTTCGGTGCGGAGCTTTTCTCTCTCGGTGAGGTCGGCGCGCATCCAGCGCACTTCACGGCGCCAGTACCCCCAGCAGAGGAGCACGACGACGCCGAGCGCAGCGACGGACCAAGCCCAGTGCGATAACGGAGGGTCGGCCAACCGGCGCTTGATGTCCGCGAACGTCACACCAATTATGAAGCCAATACCCACCCAGGTGGTGATCGACGGTCTTGTCGGCATCCTCACGTGACGACCTCGATGAAGTTGTAGTCGACTTCCACCGACCAAGTCCACTGCCGATCATTCCCGGTCAGCACCCGCTTAGGCTCGCCGACGATGCGCGCAACAGTCTCTATCTGTGTCGGATCTTGATGGCTAAAGCGCGCGATGTCACCGGGCCTGAAGTGTTCAAAGGTGGTGCGCTCCCAACAATGGGTGACAGGCCCCGGGTCCTTTGTCACGGTGTACTCGACGCCTGGCCTGGTCCACTCATCGGGGCGAAGACGTCGGTGGCAGATGACGTGCCCCGGCGCCTCGAGCTCTGGAGGAAACTCCGGTGGGGGCTGCACCTCGTTGCCGTGATGGTCGACAAGCTCGAAGTGTTGAGCGTCTGAGGCGACCAAGTTGCAACGCTCCCACGGCTTCCAACCAGGAGGACACATGACAGGTGCCGCTGAGGATACGTCGTCGATTCCGAGGCTGAGAGCGACTCCGCCTGCGGCAGTCGCAATGAGGCCCTTGATAGCGTTTCGTCGGCTAATCATGAATGCGACGTTAGTCTAATCTGTCGCATCCGTCAACAAGTGTTTACATCAATCATCGGGGCTGAGTATGATCCACCACACGACAATGACGATGCCTCCAGAGAAGACCGCCACACCGTAAGCGGCAAGCCACTGCATCATAGCTTGATCGGAGTCGTCTTGATGCGGGCTTGGCGGCGAGCGAAAAGCTCGTCAACAACGCGGTCAGCCTCAGAGTCGATGGGGGGCGCAATCTTGGCCGCCTGCTGCACAGTGGCCGCCGCAGCACGGACCAGGTTGCCCTCGAAAGCCCCCATCATGATGTCGGCGCAGCTCTCACACCAACGACGCGTGGTCGGGACGTTCGAACAGTCGATGACCTCGCCGTCAACGAAGGCTCCGATGCACTTGCGCTTCAGCAACAACAACAG